AGCCGCTGGTACAGCAACTCCTATGGTGTTCGCCCCGCTTTCATTCTTCCCTCTACACTCGTGGTCTCTGACGATGGCACGGTCAGTGTCAACACTGCACCTACCGTCAGCACGGACGGCGCAGCTCTGGGGCGGAAGAACGCGGCCTTTGCGTGGAAGTACACCGTCAGGGATGCCGACGGCGACACCTTGACCGTCACCGAAAAGCTGGACGGAAAGACCGTCAAGACCCGCACCGGCGTTGCCAGCGGCACGGCCCTGACCTTTGAGCAGACGGCCAGCGCTGCCGGATTCCAGAAAATCCTGAACGGCAACCACACCATCACCGTTGAGGTGAGCGACGGCAAGGAAACCGTCAGCACGTCCGCGACCTTTACCAAGGCCGTCCACGCCGCAAGCGTGACGCTGGCTGAACCGTTGGCCGTTGAGGGCGACATTACCGTTGCCGTGCTTCAGGTGACCGGCTCCATCCCCGATGATGCGAAGTTCAAAGCCGAAGTGACCAACAACGCACTCGACAGCTCCCCGGTCTGGCAGGATGCCACGACCGAGGTAAAAAAAGGCGTGAACATCGTCTTTGAGAATAAGACCGCCACCAACGGCGCGGCGTTTAACTTCCGCGTCAGCGTGGAGCGCGGCGAATCCGGCGAGGGCGGCTACATCGAAGCCGTCAGCGGCGCTTTTGAATAAGGAGGTACAGGACAATGGCACTGAACTGGAAGAAACACGATCTGCTCACGCGGGCACAGAAGGAAGCCAAGGCCAAGGAGCAGGCCGAGAAAGACCGCCTGCCTGACCGCGTGGCCGAGGTCGAGGACGCAATGTGCGAGCAGGACGCGGCCAACGAGAAACGTTTGACCGACATCGAAACCGCGCTGTGTGAGCTGGACGCAGCGCTGAATAAGGAATAAGGAGGTATCACCATGAACATCATTTGGGCAAACCGTTTGGTTGCAGGCACTAAGACTTGGGCTGAGATGCCCGCATCCCGCCGCGTTGGCGTGAAGAAAGTTCTTGCCGAGCGCGTGGAAAGCGGTGAAATTACCGCCGACGACTACAAGAACATCACGGGCGAAGACTATACGGCCTAAAATTTCGGAGGGCGGCGTGATTTGAGTAATTTACAGATTATCGAAGCCTTAACAGACATTGTGAGCAAGCAGAGCGAGATCATCCGCATCCAGGCGGACGCCTTGGCGCAGGTTGGCGCGGTATGCGCAGAAGAACAGATTGTCAGTGTGGACAGTCAGATCGGCCAGCTTTTGGGCGCGGACGAGCTCCCGTTTCCGCTTTGATGGAAGCAGCAGGAAAGGAGGTGGTAGCCTATGATTGCCGCTTTCTTATAGTGGCGCAAAGTGCAGAAAGAAGGGAACATGAGCACCCAAGACTTACTTGCAGCAGCCGGACTTGTGGCCGCCGGGCTTATGGCGGCCACAAGAATTTTTCAGATTAAAAAAATCGAAATCAACCCATGGAAGACCATCGTGCGGGCCATCGGCCGCGCCCTGACTGCGGAGCTTTCCGAGAAAATGGAGGCCGCGCAAAAAAGCCAGGACCAGAAGTGGGAGGAACTCAAGCACTACCAGGAGGAAACCCGGCGCCTCCTGGACGACCACGTCCGCACAGACGACGAGCGCAACGCGGACCTTTTGCGGAGCCGGATTCTTCGGTTTAACAATGAGCTTGTCCGCGGCATCGAGCACACCCAAGAGGACTTCGACGAGATTTTATGCATCATTGACGATTACAGAACGTATTGCAAGTCGCACGAGGAGTATAAAAACAACAAGTGCACCCATGCTATTGCGAATATTGAGCGTTGCTATGATGAACGCCTGGAAAAGCACGACTTTCTTTAAGGAGGACTCGAAATGATTTATAAGTACCTGGACGCCAGCCGCTACCAGGGGAAAATCGACTGGGACGCGGTGAAGCGCAGCGGGAAAATTGACGGTGCCATCCTGAAAACGGTTTCCACCAACAAGAGCTTCGGCGGCGTCTACATTGACCCCCAGTTTGAGCGCAACTATTCGGAATGCACCCGCCTGGGCATCCCTGTGGGCGCCTATTACTACACCTACGCCCAGAATGAGGCAGCCCGGGCCGTGGAGCTTGTGAAGGTGCGCCAGGCATTGACCGGCAAGACCTTCCAACTCCCCGTTGCCGTCGATGTGGAGGACAACAAGCTGAAACCCATCCCGGCCAAGGAACTGTCCGCCCTGGTGGCGGGCGCTGCCAAGCAGATCGAGGCCTGGGGCCTTTACGCCATGGTCTACACCTATACCAGCTACGCCAACACGGAGTTGGACATGGACGCCCTGAAAGCCTTTGACCTGTGGATCGCGGACTACCGCGGCAAGCGTCCCACCCGCAAGCATGGCATCTGGCAGTATACCAGCGAGGGCACCATCCCCGGCATTACCGGCAACGTGGACCTGAACCACGCTTACAAGAACTACCCGGCCATCATCCAGAGGGCCGGGCTTTCTGTTATCCGCTAAATTTGAAAGGAGTACACCATGAAAGAGATTTTGACCCAGCTTCTTTTCGCTGCCCTGACCATCTGCTCCCCCCTTGTGACCGCTTACATCCACAAGGCCGCTGCTGCCATTGACGCCTCCACGGCCGAGAAGGTGAAGAACGAAACCATCCAGCGCGTATGCCGCGAGATCACCGACGCCGTGGCAAACGCTGTGGCAGCCATGAACCAGACCTATGTAAACGACCTGAAAGCGTCCGGCTCTTTCGACAAGGACGCCCAGGCCAAGGCTCTGAACGGTGCCATTTCCGCAGCAATTAAGAGTTTGAGCAAGGACGCGCTGGACTACATCAAGGAAATTTCCGGCGACGATACCGTGGGTTATCTGACTACCCGCATCCAGGCCCAGATTGACCTTAACAAGGCGGCCAAGGCTGCGCAGCAGTAATACCCGCATGAACCACACCTAAAAGCACACGAAAGCCCCACTTCTGGCAGTACGCTGGAAGTGGGGCTTTTTCTTTTTGCCTAAAAATAATCTAAAAGCGCAAAATTCCCTCTTGACTTATAAACAGATGCGGTTTATAATAAAGGCGTAGAGAACAGCAACACACAACAACAGGAGGGCAAAACCATGAACGCACTTTCCATTAACATTCCGGCCAACTTCATTGCAAGCTGCGAAAGCACCTTGAAGCGGTACAACGCAGCCAAGACCGACGCAGAGCGCCGGGCCGTTCTGGACCGCCAGACGGTGCAGGGCCTTTGGTGGGCGATTGGCTTTGTCAGCAAGATTCCTGCCGCTTGCATGAGCGAAAAGGAACTGAACCACGCAATCCGGCTCACCCGTTTCCGCGGGGCTGTGTGCCCGGTATTCCGGGCATGAGAGGGGAGGACACAACCATGATGCTGAACATGACAGAGGCCGATTATGAGAGCTGGCGCGATGACCTCCGCTGCGGCGGCCGGGAGGAATACGACAACCAATACACAGCGGCTTCCCTCTATGCGGGAGGCTGGCGGGCAGATGCCCTTCCCGACCTGATCGAACAGTTCAACCTGACCGGCGACGAGGCCGAAAGGATTTACAATGAGCTGCTCGAAATCGAGCAGAAGACCAAAGGCAAGGAGGAATAAGCCGTGAAAACCAGTACCTTCAACCGCATTTTTGAGAATGCCCGTTCCGTGAACATCCAGAGCAACGAGTGGTTCAATTATGCAGGGTTCTTCTGGATGCAGTGCACCGAAAAGCAGCTGGCAAAAATGCGGATGCTGCTTAAAGCGCAGGGCTGCAAGACGACCGTGAAGAACGGCGAAGAATGGTACATCCTGAACAGCGGGATGCTGATTAAGGTACACTAAGGAGGTCGGCGCGATGATCTACACCATGGAAAGGCGGCACTACTTCGGCAGCGGCTCGATGGAATCACGTTGGGAAGTGCACGAGTATTCGCACCGATGTCAGAGCGGCGACCTCCCGGAAGGCAAGCTGGTTTACAGCTGCAAGGCAAAGAAAGAGGCTTCCGCATATTGTAAGGCCAACGGCATTGAGCCGCAGCCGCGATTTATTGCACCAGAGGAGGACTGACCCATGAAGAACGTTATTTTTACCTACGACACCATCCAGAACGGCGAGCGCGGCGAGGCCTGCGCAACAATCTTGGTAGATGATGCCCAGGCCTGGGCACTTCAAGCCGCTTTCAGCGGCAAGGACCACACCAAGGCCGGTTATTTCCTGCGAGAACGCGGAATCGGCTTTTGTTGGAGCTGCGAGCACCTCCGCGGCCGTGGGTATGTTGAGAACAGCATCAAGAGCGTGAAAGTTGAGGAGGCGTAAACGATGAAGCGTTACCAGATTGTTTATAGCAAAGGCGGCTTCCCGCTCCACATTTGGAGATCCACCGAAGAAGAGGCCCGCGGCGTTGCTACCGGCTTCCGCGCGGCTGGTTATTCCGTAGACGTGTGGGAGCACACGGAGGAGGGCGCACGAAAAACCGACATTTAACCCGCCTGATGATGGCCCGAGGAAAAGGTCGAAACCACCCGGCAGCCAGCCGGGCAAGGTCGCGGGAACCATACCGCAGAGAGGAGCGCAGAGCATGGACAAGATTAAATTTTTCAACCAGCAGTTGAACGGCCAGATCGTTATGTCGGAACTTGAAGCGGAGCACCTGGCCGATTCAATCCGGCTGCTTTCTGCTGGCGAGGACCCGACGACCTGGGCCGAAGAGGTGGCCGTTCACGCTGCCACGCTGGCCCAGGTGACAGCCAGCCTCACCGCGCTGCGGAAGGTGGCGCACGATTCGGAAATTTTGATGGAGCGGGAGGAAAAGGCATGAGCGAAAAAACGATTTACAAGACCCTGGCGCCTTTCTTCGATGCCGTGGACGGCACCGAAGAAAAGGCCTTGAAGTTCACGGCCCCGGGCTATATGGATCTGTGCATCGAGGCCCTGGGCTACAATGACCACGAGGGCCGCCCGGTGTATTCCGTGGCCCACTATGGGGAGCAGAACGGCGACCTTATGCGGGACCCGGATGTGACCATGGGCGTTGACCGGGAAGCCGGTACCGTGGAGCCGCTTACATACCAGAACGACTACATCGGCCGCTATTGGGAAGTTTACAAAGACTATGTGGACGGGAAGCCAACGAAATATTACCCGGCCATGAAAAAGGACCTTTCCGCCATGGTGACAGCCTGGGCGAAGAACATAAAGGCCCAGGGCTTCAACCCTGCGGTTCATGCGTAAGGAGTTGGACACATGATAGGCGATCATTTGAAGCTGGTCGAGAACGTGCCGGAAGGAACGGCCTTCTGCTTTGACGGAAAGACCAAGAAGCAGAAAATCGACCAGAACGACATAATCCGGGAGCTTTTCGACCTGGGCATGGGCGGCAGCTATTATGCCCAGGTAGTGAAGGTGCCGGAGGAGTACCCGGCGGAAGACCTTTCGGCGGTTCTGCTGTACGAGCCGGAGGAGGCAGCGAAAATCTTCGCACAGTTGTGCGGTTACACGCTTTTGGACCAAAACGGCCGAGTGATTACAGGCCGAATGCCTGGACGGGAGGAACAGAAATGAAGAAGATCAACGAAAAGCAGCTTGACCGAATCCGTGGTGCCTTGTACGGCGTGGCCGTTGGCGACGCCCTGGGCGGCCCCCTGGAATTTATGAGTGACCGGCAGATCCGCGACGCATACGGTCGCGTTACCGACATGATCGGCGGCGGCTGGCTGAACTTGAAGCCAGGCGAGGTTACGGACGATACACAGATGACCCTTTGCGTTGCCCGCGGCATCCTGGATGCCCTGGAAGGGGACAACGGCCTGGACCTGGTAGCATCCGTCGGCCAGCAGTTCATTGCATGGGCCGACAGCAAACCGAAGGACATCGGCGGCGCCTGCTCGCACAGCATTGCCATTGCAAAGGGACTGGGCCGTATTCGCTGGCAGGGCGTTCCGACGGCTGCGGACTGGATGGAGGCCGCACGACAGACCAGGCGCGACGGCGGCCGCCCTGTGGAAGGCAACGGCGCTCTGATGCGCACCGTATACCCTGGCCTTTACTGCAAGACAAAGAGCGCTGCGGAGATACAGACTAGGGCGTTTGCGGAAATGACGCACCGCGGGGACAAGTCCACCGAGGCTTGCGTTTTGTACACGAGAATGGTATATTTATTAACGGAATCGGTTGGTAACTCCCAGGACGGCGACGTGGCGGACTTTCTGCACGAGTGCTTGAAGGGGACGTTTTACGACGGCTCCGTGGAAGCGGCTGCGACGTATGCAGCGGGCGGCTATGTGGTGGACAGCATGAGCACTGCCGTGAGCTGCCTCGCACACGCCCAGACCTTCGAGGAAGCCGTCTGCGCGGCCGCAAACCTGGGTGGTGATACCGACACCAACGCAGCCATTACCGGCGGCCTGGCAGGCGCCTGGTTTGGCTTCTCGACCATTCCGGCGCGCTGGGTGGACGCCCTGGCCCCCGGGCTGCGGCAAGATCTGGACATTCTGGCCGCAGCAGCAGAGAGCCACCGCAACAAGTAACAGGAGGAAAAGCAATGCCATACGGAAGGCCTATGAAGGGCGCCAGCCGGAGAGTGCCCACAACGGTACACATCCCCACCGGCACCCTGGACATTATCGACAACTATATTGACGACCGGGAAAAGAACGTTGAAACCGGCCGCATGAGCCGCAGCGACTTCATCAACGAGGCCGTGAACCGCTACCTTGTGGAGCTGGGTTTGGTGGAGCCTGAAAGTAACACCGAAGTAACACCCAAGTAACAGAAGCACCCAGAAGCCAACGAGAACCAAGGAAATACAGGAAATACAAGCATTGGAAAGAATAGAAAATAACCAATGCGAACAGAAGACAACCGCCCACCATAGAGCTCGAGTAATGAAAATTTGCCTTCCGGCTTTTTAGACCTCCAAAAAATAGAACACAACAGCGTATAAAAACAGCCCCGCTTTCAAGAATTTTCGCTTGAAGGCGGGGCTTTTTTGTGCCCGAAGTAACAGAAAAGTAACACCCTGGGCAGAATCAAACCAGTATCACGGTTTCTTTTCCTCCGGGGAGGCCAGAGCTTCCAGGCGGTCCGCGACGTTGTTTGTTCGATCCGGGTACAGGTGGGCGTAGGTGCCGAGCGTTGTCGAAATTTTTTCGTGCCCAAGGCGCTGCTGCACCAGAAGGGCGTCCGTGCCCATGTTGATAAGCAGGGAGGCATGGGAGTGCCGTATATCGTGCACTCGAATGACCTTCACGCCGGTGCGCTGGCAGCAGCGCTCCAACTGTTCCTTTAGCCAGTATTTGGTGCATTCAAACAGGCGTTCTTCCGGTTGGTATTCGTAGAGCTTGGCGGCGTATTCCCGAATGATTTCCAGCAAGAAATCCGGCACTGTAATGAACCGCTTGGAACGGCGGGTTTTCGGGTCTGAAATGACGTCCTCGCCATTCAGGCGGGCGTAGGAGTGCCGCACAAAAATGCCCTTCCGTTCAAAATCCACATCGGCCAGGGTGAGGGCCAGCAGTTCGCCTTCCCGCATACCGGTCCAAAACAAAATGTTGAACGCAGCGTATGCCGTAGGATCTGACATTCCGGCAATGAACTTCTGAAATTCTTCCAGCGTCCAGAACTGCATTTCTTCGGCGCTACTTTTGCCCATGGACCCGGCCAGGGAAACGGGGTTTTCTTTCAGGCCGTAATATTTCCCGGCGAACCGAAACAGGGCGCTCATTTGGTTGTTGATGGTTTTCAGGTAGGTGGCAGAATACGGCTTTCCGTTCTTGTCCCTGGCGTCGATCAGGTGATTTTGCCAAGCGCGAATTGACGAAACCGATACTTCATCCACAAGCTGATCCTTGAAGTAGGGGAGGATCTTCGTTTCAAAGATCCATTGCTTCATTTCGTAGGTGGTGGGCCGGAGCCTGGTCTTTGCATCTGCCATGTAGAGCTCCACCAGGGAACCGAATTTCATTTTTGTGGTGAGTGAGCTTTTCGCCAGGTATTCGCGCTCGTAAGCCAGGGCATCCGCCCGGCGAGCAAAGCAGCTTTTCTTTATTTGCTTCCGCTTACCGGTCCAGTCCGTAACGCGGAAGATGCAATACCATTCGCCGGTTTTCTGGTTTTTATATGCAGGCATGAGACCCCTCCATTTGCTGCTTTTCAACAGCTTTCCACAAAGTTTTCAACAAGTAACGCGGGTAACGCGTTGGTAACGCTTGCGGTAACGCGTTACCGATAAAAAGTTGAAAACACGGATTTCATGTTGAAAGTGAATTTTCTTCACAGGGATAGAATTTCAAAAACTGACGAACAAACGAAAGAAAAAGGCTCAACAAATTTTCAACATTCGCACCCGGTAACGCGTTGACAACGCGTTACCACCCAGAAAATGCAGTTTTCAACAGACAAAACAAAACGGAACAACGACAAAAAACGATTCCTTCAACGCGGTTTTCAACGGCATAAGCTGCCGCATTCTTCCCCCTAACAACCCCTATCTTACATCCATGTATATCTAGAATATCTAACTTAATCTTAGATATTATTATCTTAGATATAGCTTAATAATATAATATATAGCTTATGGGTTAGATTGAGAGGCGGACGTTTGCGCGGCGCCACGAAGACATGGCGCAGACCTTTTTCGTGACATGACGAAAATGGTCCGGCAGTTGCTTACAACTTGACAGCAGCTTGGAAAATGAGTTCAACCCGTGCGATCCGAAAAGTTGAACTTGATGCAGGAAAACGCGCGGAAATAGCCTATTTTTGTGATTGAATACGCGCAAAACGTGCGGAATTGGCCTGTTTTTGTGATTGAATGCGCGCAAAGCGTGCAATAGCGCGAGAAAAAACGCGCGGCGCGCGAATAACGCCCAGGGCGGCCGTTTAACTTGCCGGTAACTTGCCAAAGCGACGCCAGAAGCCCCAGGGAAGCCCTGTCGTGGCCTTTTACAAACCGATGCGGAAAACTAGACAAAGAAAAACAAAACGCCCACAAGGCCGCTTTCCGACGGTCTGGTGGGCGTTGCTTTTTACTGCACGACGGAGCTATCAACCCAGAGGCCGGAAACTTCGCCCGCCATTTCTTCGGCACCGATGGAGCCAGAAGCAATTTTGGAAATGAGAGCGGAATCGAGCGAGAAGCTCAAAAACTTGTTGCCGCTGGCTGGATTCACGGCCCAGTAATCAATGGCCTTGCAAGCATCAAAGCCGTGGTTCAAGACTAGATCCTGGACGGATTCAAAGGCCCGGCTTTCCGAATTGCTGACCGGGAAGGCCTGAACCTTCACCACGATCTGGCCGTCGCAGGCGCCGCCAACGGTGAGACTTTCAATTTCGCCATAGGACAGCGAAAGCCCCGGGGTTTCGACCTTTCTGCCGGTGCGGCTTGTTGTGAGAGCGCTTGCGTCGAGCATGAAGGGCTCTGCTTCCGATACGGCAGCGGAAAGAGAGGCGGCAATACTTTCCGAGGATTCGGAAGAAGCAGGGGCGGCAGAACTGGAAACGCTTTCGGAAGTCGCAACGCTTGAAACGACAGAAACCGAAGACGCGGCCGCCTTGTTGCGATATTTGCCGCTGTACTTGATGATGCTATAAGCACACATGGCGAGAAAGATTAAAAGGCAGATTCCGCAAAATTTCAGAATGCCCTTCAAGATTCGTTTTAGCGTGTTCATGCTTTCCTCCCTGGGCAGCTTGCCCTTTCACTTCCGAAACCAAATCAGCCCGCAGCGGAGGAGTTCTCTTCTGAGGCGTTCTTCTCCGCGATTGCCACGTTTTGCGGCGTGGTGCTGTCCGGCAGTTCTTTCAACGCTTGGATATACCCCATGAGCCGGTCGAGCTGCCGATCTGACAGGTTATGCAGTTCGCCGGTTATGGCGACCTCCGCCGGGCGCTGGGCGACAGCAGAGGCGGCGGGCATTTTGCTTTTTGGCTCCCGGCTGTCCGTTGCGCCGAGAAGGTAGTCCACCGAAACACCAAAGACCATTGCAATTTTAAGTTTGACTTCATCGCTTGGCACACGGGCCCCGCTTTCGTATTGGGAAAGTGTTGTGTTCCCGACGTTGATTCGCTGGGCAAGTTCCCGTTGGGTCATGCCAGCGGCAAGGCGCAGCTGTTTTATTTGGGCGCCGATTTTCGTTGACGTATTTTCCACCACCTTCTCACTTTGAGAATATTATAGCACAGAGTTCTCTAACAGAAAGGAAAATTCACAAAAAGAGAATTTTTCTCTTGACATTCACAGTTTGCAAAGTTATAATCAAGCCGTGGAGTTCACAAACTGTGAAATTCAAACAGCAAACATTTGGAGGTGAAAAGATGAACCGAACCATCGAGGAAGTCCGAAAGGCAAAGGGCTTCACGCAGGAACAGGTGGCGAAGGGCGTTGGAATTGGCGCCTCGACATACTGCCAGTACGAAACCGGCCTGCGGGGAGTTCCCGCAGAGGTCGCAAACAAGATCGCTCGGTTCCTTGATGTGGAGGTCGGCGAAATTTTTTTGCCGACGAAGTTCACAATTAGCAAACATTGAGGACGAGCGAGAGGAGGAACACACATGAACTTGTATGAAATTTCTGCAACGCTGGAAAACGGCGCAGTCCACAAGACGAAGATTTACGAGATCAACCAGGAACGGGCGCTCAACCGGGCTTCCAAGTTCGCTTTGCAGTTTGACGCCACCGGCTGCGCGAAGAAAACGGTGCAGCTGATCCGGAAAAATGCCGGGGTTTCCAAAGATACGGAACGGGCTTTCCTGAACGAAATCAAGGAAATTCTGGAAGGTCTGGGCGAGAACAGCTATTGCGCAATGGCCTTTGAAGGCTGCGTGGAGGACGCCGAGGAGAACATCGACAACGATTTTGCAGTCAGCATGAAGGGCCGCTGGGAATCCGAGAAAAAGGCCCATGAAGAAACCCGTGAAGGCCTGATCGGCAAGCTGAACGACCGTATAAAGCGCGTTGCAGAGCTTGAAGCCGAAGTACAGAAGGCCCATCAGATGGAGGCCCAGGCGCGGAAAGAGGCCGCAGAAGACAAAATCGCCCTGGAAAAGGCAAGGGGAAAGATCCTCCCGGACAACGTTGCCACAGAACTTACCATTATGCTGCGGAAGCAGGCCGACGAAGCCGCCAAAGAAGCACTTTACTACGCGGACCGGATGGCGGCAGATGTTGAAAACTCCGTCCCCGCTGGTGCAGCCAACAGCGCAAAGCGCTTCCGCGAGTACCGCAAGGCCCAGGTTGATGCGCTGCGTCTGCTGGGTGCGCTGGGGAACATTGGAGGCCTGAAAGATGACGATTGACGAGCTCCGCACACTGCGCGGCCTTTCCATGACGAAGCTGTGCGATGCCGCAGGCCTTTCCATGGGAGCCATTTTCAGGTTGACCAGGCCGGGCGCAGAACTTGAACGGGCCCGGCTGGGCACCGTTATGAAGCTGGCCGCCGGGCTGGATGCGGTAATCACCATTGACCCGGAAGGCGTGACAATAAGACCGAAGGAGGAAAACCGATGAAAATTACTTTTATGACCTTGCAGAAGGCCTCCATTGTGTGCCTGGGTGTGGGAATGTTCCTGGCCCTCGGTTCCGCTGGTACGTTTGAAACGACCGGCGAAATCCAGACCGGCGTTTATGTGGCGGCGTTTGTGTTCCTGCTGGCTGCCGGGCTGCTTATGCGTTTGAGCTTTGCCCTCCAGGACTACGAGGAGAAGCAGCGCAAGATCCACAAGGCCCAGCGCGGCACCGTGAAGAAGCCAAGCACGAAGCGGAAGGCAGGCTGACCATGTTTCACACAACGGTGAAATGCGTGGACTGCGGCGCGCTTATGGTTGACGTGCCGAGCAATACAAAGCGCTGCGCCGTCTGCCGTGTGGGCCACAACCGGGAATCCGTCCGCAAGGCGAACAAGACCAGGAGGGCCGAGGAGGCCGTCCGGCCGAAGCCGCGAAGCCTGGACGACGACCTGGAAGCCCTGAACAAATACAACGAGCAGCGCCGGGCCGCGGGCCGTGAGCCTTTGACCTATGGCGTTTGGAGGTCCAGAGGGGCCCCGGAGGAATACGCATGAATGAATTTGACAGCATCCGAATCACAGAGAAGGGCGACACTCTTTCTTTTGAAATGACTAACGAACTTGCGGACAGTTCGCACGAAGCGATTTTCTTTCTGATCAGGGCAACTTCTGCGCTGATCGCCTCCGTTACCAAGGACGACGCGGACCCGAAGGAAGTGGCGGAGGCCTTCGGGAAGACGTTTTCCCGGCACATTGCCCAGGACATCCAAGACGAGCGGGACCGCCGGGCAGAGGAAACAGAGAAAGCCAAAGGAGGCGAAAAACAGTGATTCTTTTGTTTGCTGGCGGCCTGGTAGCTGGCGCCTGTGGCGGTTTCTTCGTGCTGGGCATGGTTTCCGCCGCCCGGTACGCAGACTGCAAGGACCGGCGGAACCGCCCGGAAGAAGACCGCTGGAAGGAGGAAGACCAGTGGCCGTAAGTGAAACCTGGCGGGACGTGCCCGGCTATGGTGGCAAGTACCAGGCAAGCGACATGGGCCACATTGCAAACACCTTCTGGCACGGCCAGAAGCGCAAGAACGGCGGCCGCACGATTCTAACTCAGTATAAGCGCAAACCGAGAGGAAAGGCCAAGTTACAGAGTGTGAAACGTTACGTCCACCTCACGGACCTGGAAGGGAACATGAGGGAATTTTCCGCCGCAAAGATCGTGGCAGAAACATTCCTGGGGCCAGTCCCAGCCGGAAAAGTGATTTTTCACAAAAACGGCAACCCGGCAGACAATTCAATTTGGAACCTGGCTTTCTGCACCCGGCAGGAATTAGGCCGCATGACCGGAGCGGACAGCTCCCGGCGGCCAGTGCTGAAATTCAGCGCCGCCGGTGAACTTCTGGAATGTTATTCCAGCGCCCGCCAGGCTGCCAAACAGAACTATTTCAGCTACCAGGCCATAATTGACCGGTGCAACGGCAAGTGCAAGCGGCATATTTTGGCCCCGGACGGCAACTATTACGCCTGGGACAACACCGTGAGCATAAACCGGGCCAGAAAGGATCTCCGGGCGCTGGCCCGGCAGGAAGGCCGGATATTTGCCCCGGCAAATTGGCCGTGGCCGTCTGCCTAAATTTTACCATGAAAAGAGGTTTGAATAAATGAGTAAATTTGCCACGAAAGCGGCCGACAGCCCTTTCTATTTGGCACGAATGGAGGCCTCAAAGGTCAATGACCGGCTTGCAAGCCGCGAGGGCGCGGCAGACGAAACAGGCATTGACCGCTCCCGCATGGCCCGCGTGGAGCTGGGCAGCGCAAACCCGACGCCGGAAGAAGTGCTGCTGCTGGCTGACACTTACGACGCTCCGCAGCTCTTGAACTACTATTGCTCGATGTGCTGCCCGATTGGCCGCCAGAACGTGAAGCCCTGCGCCGTGCAGGAGTTCGACCGCGTTATGATGCAGGCACTTGCCGCCTTGCAGGGCACCGACAAAATCAGCGCCGCTATTATTTCCATTGCCCAGGACGGCCGCGTGGACCCCGGCGAGGATGTGCAGATGGGCGAGATCCTGGCGTACATGAAGAACGTAGCGACGGCAGCAGAGGCAATGCAGCTTTGGATCAAAAAGAACCTGAAAGGAGAGGCCTGCAATGGCAAGAAGTAAGAAAACCACCCGGGAGCCTTCCAAAATGGTGCGCGTTGACGAAGCGATGGAAATTTTGAGCGTTTCCAAGTCTACCGCCTACCACACCATCCAGAAGTTTAACAACGAGCTCCGCGCCAAGGGCTACGAAGTGCCCCGTGGTCGCGTTCCTCGCAGCTATTTCATGCAGCGGTGCGGCTTATGAGTGAAGAAGAAACCAGAGAGCGCACCAGCGCGATTCTCGGCCGCCCTGTGAGCGATTCCGCATGGACGGAAGCCTGGGAGAAGGCCAAAAGAAAAATCCGCCATATCGCAGAGTTCTGCGGGTATGACGGATGCAGAGAGCGGCCCGGCTATATGGCGCAGCTTGCAGCGGAGTACATCCGCGAAGCGACGTTTTCAGCCTGGACAATAAAGAGAGGGGCCGCCAAAAATTGACGACCCCAGAACACACATAAACAGTTTATCACGATTTTTGCGAAAAATCAAGGAGGACACACAATGGAACTTTTGACGTTGAGCCTTGAAAACTTCCAGGGCTTGAAGCATGAGGAAATCCAGTTGGACGGCCACAGCGCCAGCATTTACGGCCGGAACGCCAGCGGCAAGACCACCGTTTTCAACGCCATCACCTGGCTGCTTTTCGGCAAACCCAGCACATGGGCGAAGAACTGGGACCCCAAGACCAAGGGCCCCAACGGGGACTTGCACAACCTGGAACACAGCGCAACCGGCACCTTCCAGCTGGACGACGGCCAGACCGTGATCCTGAAAAAGACCTTTCACGAAGTTTGGAAGCGCAAGCGTGGCAGCGCGAACGAGGAATACTCCGGGAATACCATTGACTACCAGATCAACGGCGTCCCCTGCAAGGAAAAGGAGTACACGGCGGCCGTCCAGGAGTATTGCGGCGGCGAGGAAACCATGAAGCTGCTGACCATGCCCGACTATTTTCCCTCCGTTATGGACTGGACGAAGCGCCGGGAAATCCTGCTGGACATTTGCGGCGACGTTTCCGACGCCGACGTGATCGCCAGCACCCCGGAGCTGGCAGGGCTGCCCGAGTTCCTGAAAATGCCCGGCAGCACGACCCGCCTTTATAAGGTGGACGAGTACCGGAAGATCGCGGCCACCAAGAAAACCGACCTGAACAAGAAAATCGAAGCCATCCCGAACCGCATTGACGAGGCAACCCGCGCCATTGACAAGGACCTCCCGGCGGCCGAAGACCTGGCGGACAAGCTGGCCGCAGCAGAGGCAGAGGAAGCCAAGATTGCGGAGGAGAAACGGGCGATTCTGGCCGGTGACACTTCCGAGCTCCGCAGCTTCCTGGCAAACGCCAAGGCGGACTATGCGGCAGCAAAAGCCGCGTACATTGAGGAAGGCAGCGAGGCCAGGGCCGAGCACCGCAAGGCCCAGGAAAAGGCAGAAACCGAGCTTTTGGAGGCCAAGACGGAAGCCGCCAACGCCACCGCAGACGCCCGGCGGAAGAAAGCAGACCTGGAACACATGAAGGCCCGCCGGGCCGAAATCCTGGCCGAGTACAAAGAGGCAGCGGCCGAAACCTGGGACGAGCACCGCGAGATCTGCCCGACCTGCGGCCAGGCCTTGCCGGAGGAAAAGGTGGAAGAGCTCCACGCAGACTTCCTCCAGCGCCGGTCCGCCAAACTGGAAGCCATCAACGCCAAGGGCAAGAAAGAGGCTAGCAAGGAAACCATTGCCCAGCTTGAACAGGATATTACGGCCCTCGATGAAAAGGCGGAAGCTGCCACGGCCCGCGCCGATGAAATTTACACTTCCCGCAAAGAGGCCATCAAGGCAGAGCCGCCCCGCCCGGACTTTTCCGAAACCGAGCGCGGCCAGGTCATTGCAAAGACCATCCAGACCATTTCCGGCCAGATCGAGGCGGCCGAGCAGAAGCAGAGCGCGGCCCTTCGTGAAGTGAACGAGCGCCAGCAGGCGGCTATGAACAACTGCCGCCAGATCCGCTAGAGCCAGGCAGCGGCCGCAGAACGCCAGCGCCAGCGCATTGCAGAACTTGAAGCCGAGGAAAAGAGCCTGGCCGCCGAGTACGAGAAGACCGAACAGGGCGTTTACCTGTGTGAGGTTTTCGTAAAAACCAAAGTGGCCCTGCTGACCGAGCGCATCAACAGCAAGTTCAAGTCCGTGAGTTTCCAGCTTTTCCGGGAGCAGACGAACGGCGGCGTTGCTGACTGCTGCGAAGTTCTGGTGCCCGGCGAGGGCGGCGCCATGGTGCCGTATTCCACCGCCAACAAGGCGGCCGTGGTAAACGCTGGCCTGGAAATTATCGCCACGCTTTCCCACCACTACGGTGTCCGGCTGCCGATTGTGGTAGACAATGCCGAGAGCGTGACCGAGCTTCTCCCTGTTGATTCCCAGGTGATCCGCCTGGTCGTGAGCGCAGAAGACGAGAGCCTGCGCGTGGAGGTAGACAAATGAACGAATCTTTTATGCGGAAGGTTTACGAGAACCCGACCGAAAACGTGATGCAGCAGGGATTGAATTTTTACAGCCAGCAGTTCAAGAGCCTTATCAAGACCTTTCCGTCCGCGGATATACCCATTTTCCTTGCGGCTATGAAATCCGTTCACGACGGCATCCGCGGCGTTTTGCCTGCGAATGGCCCGGAACTGGAAGACGACAATTTGAAGCACATCACCACGGTTGTAATTCCGTTTCCGGGAGGGGAGAAATGAGCGCCAAGGACAAAGACCAGGAGCCCGGCACGTTTATGATCCAGGCTTGCCGCTGCCGCCGCTGCGGCGGTCTGCTGACCAGCAAAGAGGGCGTGAGAAACGGCATCGGCCACGTTTGCCGCATGAAGGCTCTTCGGGAAATGCCGGACCCGAACCAGGTAACGGTTTTTGACGTCCTGGGCGACAAAGAGGAGAACACACATGAAAAATAATTTTCCGTTCCGCACGCACTGGAAGAAGCCGGAGGAACCCAAGGCGGCCCCGGAAACTTCACAGTATCTGCCGCGGGCCGTTGAGCTGACCGTGGAGCAACACAAGCCGGAAGAAGGCCTGCGGGTGCTTCTGGAAGGCTTTGCGCATTACTTCAACTGCACGGCGGAGGCCCTGGGGCCATACCCGCTGGCAGATACCGCAATGTTGATTGTGCTTTATACCCACATTGCGGCGAGCCTTTCTTACCAGGACCCGGCGGCCGCCCAGATGGCAGAGCAAATCGAAAAAGTTGTAAAGCTGCCGCCCGTAGATTTCTACGCGGCCAGCAAGAAATAAAAAATGGAGGAACACACATGAACGCAGAAAACACAGCAATGACCCCCGCGGCCGAAAACGCGGTTGCAGAAACAGCCACCGAGAGCATCGGCACCCGCTTTACCAAAAAGGTGCTGGCCCAGTTTGCCAGTAACACCGGCAGCCAGATTGCAGTAACGGAGTTCCAGCGCCGCCTTATCCAGGGATACTTTATCCAGATCGACCGCGCCCTGGCCGTAGCAGAGGAGGCCCGCGTGGCGAAGAACGCCAAGAACCGGGACCACAAGTGGGACGAAACCCTCCCCGTAACGTGGAAGTTCGTCAATCTCCAGGACCTGGCAATGGACCTGGTACGCTATGCCCGCATGGGCCTGGATATGCAGTGCGAGAATATGTTGTTCCCGATCCCGTACAAGAACAACAAAACGAACCTGTACGACGTGACCCTGATGCCCGGCTATAACGGTATCCGCTACGTTGCCATGAAATATGCGCTGCACAAGCCCAAGGCGGACACAATCGAACTTGTTTACAGCAATGACAAGTTTGCTCCGCACCCGAAGGACAGCCGCCACCCGGTTGCGTCCTACGAGTTCGAGATCACGAATCCCTTCGACCGCGGCGACATTGTGGGCGGCTTTGGCTACCTCGAATACGACGACCCGACACAGAACGAGCTTATTGTTATGCCCATGGCTGCCATTCGCAAGCGTATGCCCAAGTACGCAAGCGCCGAGTTCTGGGGCGGTACGAAGCAGGTTTACAACAAGGAGACCGGCAAGAAGGAAGACACCACCGTGGAAGGCTGGCTGGACGAAATGTGCCGCAAGACCCTGATCCGCGAGGTTTTCAGCGCAAAGCACATTGTACGCGACCCCGAAAAGCTGGACGAAGATTACCGCGTGATGAAGGCCAGAGAGATTGCCTATGCCGAGATCCAGGCGGAGGCTGAGATCCAGGAACAGGCCAACACCGTTCTGATCGACACCGCGCCGCAGCCCGCAGCGCCCGCAAGCCTGCCGGAGTCCAAGAAGACGATCCAGGTCGATGCCAGCACCGGCGAAGTTCTGGAACCCCAGGCGGCGCCCGCGGCAAAGCCCACCAGCCGGAAAGCAGCCCCGGCACAGTGGGACGTTGCGGAGCCGGATTTTTAAGTGGACATTCGGCCCATTGCCAGCGGCAGCAGCGGAAACGCCTATTGGATATCCGACGGCAAAACCCCGCTGCTGCTTGATGCTGGCATCCCGATGAAGGCAATCCAGATAGGATGCGGATTCCGTGTGCGGGAGCTGGGAGGCTGCTTTATTACGCACTGCCACGGAGACCACAGCAAAGCCGCAAAAGACCTTCTGCGCTACGGCGTGGACGTTTACACGGGCCAGGGCACCGCAGAAGCCTGCCGCCTGGAAGGCCACAGGCTGCACATTACGCGGCCGCTTGAACAGTTGACGGTTGGCACGTTTCTGGTTTTGCCTTTCGATGTGGAACACGATGCGCCGGATTCGCAAGGATTTCTTCTGGAATCTACGGCGACCGGAGAAAAGCTGCTGTATTTCACAGATACCTATTACCTGAAATACAGATTTTCGGGCATTACCCACATACTCGGAGAGTGCAACTACACCCGGGAACGAGTGCAAGAAAACCTTGCGGAAGACACGCTGCCAACAGTTCGGGCCGCTCGGTTGATGCACAGCCACATGAGCCTCCAACACCTGGTTGAATTTTTGGAGGCAAACGACCTTTCGCGGCTGAAACAAATCTACCTCGTGCACCTTTCGGCTGAAAATTCGGACGAGGCCGAAATGAAACGCCGGATTCAGCGCCTTACCGGCGCGGAAGTGTACGTTTGTTAATTTCTACGATGGAGGACGACATGGCCGGGGTAAAAATTGAACAGGGGACCTTGACGCACCGAAAAACGCTGCGCCTTAAAGGCCTGCTGGGGATAGGCGCCGCCCAGGCGGTCGGCCATCTTACAATGCTCTGGGTATGGGCCGCAAGCAGCACCAAGGACGGCAGCCTGGCGGGAATGACGCCGACGGAAATCGCAGAGGTTTCCGGGTGGGCAGGCGAACCGGCCGACTTTCTGGCGGCCATGATAGATGCCGGTTACATAGACGAAGCACCAGACGGTTTCCGGCTCCATGATTGGGCCGAAAACACAGGACAGATCGAAGCGGAAGCCCGCCGGGAGGCAGCACGAGAACGGCAACGGAGATTCAAAGAGCGAAAGCGGGCAGAGAAGGCCGCAGAGGCCGCCAGGGCAGAAGCAAACAAAGTTTCTGCACCAGCACAAAAACCGCTTGTCGTAGCCCCGCAGCCGCCGCAGAGAGCGGAACCGCGAACGGACCCGGAACTGGCCAGGGCTGGACAATTTTACTTGAACAACATCAACCCAACGCCGCCACGCTGGGAGCTTGAAGACCTGACCCAGGCGGTCGCGGACTTCGGCGCTGACGTGGTGATCCACGCAATGGAGATCGCCCAGAGGAACAAAGCCCCGAACTGGAAATACGTCCGCGGCGTTCTGGCCCGGTATAGGGACAAGGGAGTGAAGGACCTGGACGCGGCCGTGGATGCAGATAAATGGACAAAGGAGGAAGCACGAAATGGAAAAGCTGGGCGATATGATCGCCAGCGGGACGCAATCCCGGCAACCCAAGACCTCGCAGGATTCCACACCGCGTGAAACCTCCATCCTGGCAGACGAGGCAATCCGTCGCGGCTACAAGATGGACAAACCGGCCCCGGAGCCGGAACACTGTAAATTCTGCGGCAAAACCCTGCAATATAGAGGTTTCCTTCTTCCGGCCATTTCCAAGACCCGCGTTTTTGGCTGGGATTCGCAGCCGGAGCGCTGCAACTGCCCCAGGGCGCAAGCCTACTGGGAGAGAGCAGAGGCCAAGAACAAGGCCGCAGAGGAGGCAAAGGCGGCAGCAGAGGCCGCCGCAGCCTTCAACCGGCGTATAAACCGGCTGCTGGGCGACAGCGGCATGGGCGCCCGATTCCAGAACCGGACCTTTGACCGCTTCCAGGTGACGCCGGAAAACCAGAAGGCCTATACCGCCTGCAAGGAGTATGCGGCAGCCTTCAAAGCGCAGATGCTTCCCGGCAAGGGTAAGGACGGCGAGGCAGTGCCCCCGCAGCAGGAACGCAACGGCCTTTTCTTGGTGGGAGGTTATGGCACCGGCAAAACACACCTGGCCGCAGCTGTGGCAAACGAGCTGATCCGAAACGGCACCCCGGCGCTGTGCATGACCATGATCGACCTTCTGGCGAACGTGCGCCGGACCTACAACGGCCAGGGCGACGAAGCGGACATTTTGAAGCTCTATACCGAAACCCCGCTGCTGATTATTGACGACCTGGGCAGCGAGGCCGCGACGGAGTGGACTTCATCCATGATATTCACCATCGTAAACGCCCGCTATGAAGCCTATATGCCGGTGATCGTAACGACCAACTGCGGCACCGAAGAACTGACCCGGAGCCTGACCCCGGCCGGATGCAGCGAACGGAACGCCCAAAAGATGATTGACCGCCTCCGGGAAATGTGCCTTGCAGTTCCCCTTGACGGCCCTTCGTGGAGGGCGAAATGAGCGCAGAGAATGGCCGGTGCTACCGGATCTGTAAGACCTGCGGGAATCGCTGGAACGTGAGCCGCATAACAAAAGGCGGCGGTAAAACCTACGTCTGCCCCCTCTGTGAGTGGCAGAAGAAAATTAAAGCCCAGGGAGGACAGCATGAGAGGTTACAACACATTCGCAAACCGCGGCCGTGACTTTGAAGACTTCGTTATCCAGGTGAACGACCTATACACTCGCAGCGGCAAAGCTGTGGTCTACAAAGTTCCGACCGAGTTCCTACCGATACGCGACAGCACCGGCCAGATCAAGAGCTGCAAGGTGGAGCATAAATCTTGCGTTGACTTCCTGGGACGCTACAATGGCACCCCTGTTGCGGTAGAAGCAAAGCAGACCCACACCGGCCGAATTGATTTTGACGCGGTGCAGCCCCACCAGGCGGCCTTCCTGGACGCCTGGACGACCGACAAAGCGGTGGGCATGATCCTGGTTAGCTTCAACCTTCTCCGCTTCTTTGCCGTTCCCTGGCCCTTCTGGCGAGCAGCCAGGACCGCATGGGCCGCCCAGAGAGGAACGACCAAGCGGAAACGCACACCGCCCACCGTGACGGCCTACGGCCAGACCTGGACGCCGCCGCCCATGGCGAGCGCAGCCCCGGAAGATTTTCTTCCGGCCTGGGAAGTTCACCTCGGCGGCCGCACTGGCCTGCCGTACCTGGAAACCATTGAAAAGCTGGAAGGAGTTCTGGAATGAGTGACGATATTTATTTAGCCCGTTTCGAGTATGCGAAGCTGACGGAGCAGGCCGCGATCCCCGTTATTATCGTGACGGCAAACCAGGACGACTACCCGCGGCGCTTTGTTGCCCGCCTTTGGGACATGAGCGTCCCGGAGAGTACCCAATACATGGTCCTGGAAGATACCCTGGAAGACTTACGAAAGGCAATTCCGGCCGAAATGAGCCGCCTTCCGGCAGCACCGGACGACAGCATTGTGGAAGCCTGGCTTTAAGGAGAAACACATGGAAAAAGTACGTTTTGAAGCCTTCAACGTTGAAGAACTGCGCGTCCTGCGCCGGGCCTGCTATGAAGCGGGCGCCGCATTTGGCGACCCGGGCCACACGGCCGCAGAGCGGGAAACGCTGGACGACTTGGTCGTGGAGATCCTCGGCGAGCTGAAAAAGAAAGAAGCAGCGGCCGCCCGGCAGACGCAGAAAGAACCGCTGGAAAAGACCATGGCAAAGGCTGTGGAGGATTCCGTGAAGGAAGTGGTGGACCGGCTGCCATTTGAACCGAAGACGTTCCAGCGCCCCGCACCGCATAAAGAACGCATTGTACAGCGGCCGAACATTCCCGCCATGGTGAAACCTACGCTGCCCACCGAAAGCGCCCACAGAGCCCCGGAGGCGCCCACTGCGGCAAAGTTCACGGGTTTCTTGTATGTACGTTGCGAGAAGTGCGGCCAGGAACGCGGATTCTGCGCAAAAACGCCCATTTCTTTGTGCTACTGCCGGGAGTGCGGCGGGAAAACGGAGCTCAAAAATATGCGCCAGGTCAAGATCTGGTGCGAGTGCGGCAGCGCTTACCGCTACCATACGAACATCCAGGATGCCGCGTTTGATATGCCTTGCCTGAACTGTGAGGCTCCGGTGGCGCTTGAATGGAACGAGAATAAGAACAGATACCAGCCCATGAACAGCGAGCCCCCAAAGGCCCGCAGAGGCCGGAAATAAGGCGAAAGGAGAGAACACACAATGAGCAGCACAGACAACCTCCCGCGCCCGGCGGACAGCCCTTGCCTTAAATGTGCCTCCGCTGGCTGCACGAGCATTACTGTGGGCAAAGGTGGAGACCGCAAGACCTTCCCGGGCTGCGCGATCTGGCAGCAATGGTTTTCCGACCGCTGGCAGGGCTACCAGGCAACTGCCTACAAAATGAAGTGCCTTCGGAAGGCACGGGAGGAACGAAAATGAGCGAGAACGTATTTGTTGGAGCCGATTCCTTCCGCCGCCTTCTTCTTGGCGCTGCCGGAGGCTACGAGCTGCAAGGCCGCCATGAGGCAGCCGAAACCGTTCTGCGCGTCATTGACGCGCTGGACGAATTGACAACCGGCGGGAAGGGAGGGGACCGAGCGGACGAAGACCAGGAGGCCATGGCGGCTGCGGAAACCGTTCGGCTCTACTGTGAAAAGCGCCGGAAAACAGGATGCTGCGGCGAGAACTGCATCTTCGACAAAGGCAACAAAGGCGCGCTTTGCCCGCTTTATGGCAGCCCGATGGGCTGGGATAGATTCGGAGGAAAAGAAAATGGCTGAAAAAAGAATCGTTGATATTGGCCCGCTCCTGGAAGATCTCAAAAACGAGCTGGAAGACCTGAAAGGTGCAACGGAAGTTTTGACGGTTGAGGAGGCGGCAGAGGACGAAATCGAGGAATTGAAAAAACTGCTGGTGATTGACCCCCAAAAGATGATTCCCGCCTGGCGCGACCCCGACAAGGACCCTCCGAAGGTGGAAACCGAAGTGCTGGTTTTGTACCGGTGCAATGGCTATCTGGGTATTACAACGGCGCACTACGAAAACGGCAATGTTTTCTCCGAGGACAGCGAATGGAATTGGGAAGATCTTTCCGATTGGGGAACATACGACGAGGAGCGGGACGACTACCGAATCCCGGAAGGCTGGTGGGGATACCGCCACTTCAACCCGGACGACGTTTACAATAACAAGATAGACTGCCCCGTGGTGGGCTGGATGCCCTTACCCCCGGAGGAGGCGGCGCAGAATGGCAATCAGTAAGAAGATCCGCGAGGCGGTATACCAAAAGTACGGCGGCCGCTGCGCGTATTGCGGCAGGGTGATTGCCTACAAGGATATGCAGGTCGATCATTTCCGACCGCTGCGGGTGTGGGACGAAGCGGACGGCGCGGCAGATGATATTTCAAACCTTATGCCCGCCTGCCGGATGTGCAACCACTACAAGCGCGCAAATTCCTTGGAAGTGTTTCGCCGGTATATTGCCGAGATCCCCCGCAAGCTGCGCGGCGACTATATTTATAAAATTGGCGTGGCTTATGGGAACGTCGTTGAAAACGAAAAGCCGATTGAGTTTTTCTTTGAAACCGAGGAGGCAAAAACCAGCCCCGGAGCTGCCATAATGAGCCCGGAAGATATGGCCCATTATTTGATGGATCTTTGCCATTGCCGTTTGGCGGCCGGGAAAGGCTGCCCGGGCTGCCCATTTGATAAACCGACCAGCAACAACGGGGATGGAGAGTGCCGTTTGTACGTTCCTGACGATTGGGATTTTTGAGGAGGCGAAAAAATGAACATGGAAGAAACAGCCGTTCTTTTGAGCATCCGCCCGGAGTGGTGCCAAAAGATTTTTCGCGGAGAAAAGACCATGGAGATCCGCAAGAGCTTCCCGAAGGACTTCCAGGGCCAGCCCTTTAAGTGCTTTATTTATTGCACAAAAGGGCAAAACGCTGGATTCCGGCTAGAGCCTGACGGAGGCTTGATGCGACTGGATGGGACCGTCATTGGGGAGTTTACCTGTGATCGCGTGTATGAAATCGCCCCGCTGAACCATGCACCGGACGACCTGGAAGCCCAGGCCTGCATGGACCGGGACCAGATCTGGGAATACACGCACGGCAAAGGCTATGCTTGGCACATTACCGCGTTGAAGACGTATAAAACACCGCTTGACCTGGCGGCTTTTCACCTTCGCTGCGAAAACGCCTTGCGCTGGTGCAATAACGGCGGCTGTGCAATGCACATTGAACAGCCTGCAAACGGGAACTGCTGCGGGAATTACGCCTTGCAGCTTAACAGACCGCCGCAAAGCTGGTGCTATGTGGTGGGCCCTGGCGAGTGCCACAAGGAGCTCCAGGAACAGGTAAAGGCTACACTGGGCAGGCTTTACCCGAAAAAGAAGATCTCCGACATTCTGCCGAAGCCTGAAATTTTGGGCCAGCTTGCGGAAGAACTGGCGGAGGCTTCCGCGGCTGCGTCGAAGCTGCGCCGCAAAATTGATGGCAAGAACCCGACGCCGAAGACCTTAGAAGAGTGCTGGGAGGACCTGAAAAAGGAAATCGGCGACGTTATGAACTCCATTGATGCCCTTACAGAGCAAGACCCGCAGAACTACCACGAGTTTATGAGCAAGTGCGGCGAGTATGCAGAGCCGAAAATGGAACGCTGGCTTTACCGCCTGACCGAGCAGGAGGGGAAACCGTGAAAAAGAACTCCGTTATTCCCACGCCCTGCCCGAAATGCGGAAGCAACTTCCTGGCGCACGGGAAGCCCTACGGCTGCACAACACCCCGGATTCTTGCCTGGCTTGGCAGCCTGCACGGCGTTATATGCGTTTCGTGCGGCCACTATGCGCCGACTGTGAAAGCTTGGAACAGGGAATGGGAGAAGAAAAAATGAGTAGTGAAGGTATTTGGAAGGCTGCCGCCTGGCTGGCATCTGCTGCTGTGGCCGTTGCCTGCATCCTGAAAACCGGGAACGCGGACTTTTTGCAGATTCTTGCCTTTCCGTTTTTTGTTTGCATTTTGACTTGAAGGAGGCGGCGACAATGCCCGAAAAAAGCGAATTTGACAAGGCACTCGGAGAGCTGTACGACCTGACCGAATGGGAGAACGCAGAAGCAGCCCTTCGAGAGCTCCACGCACGGCAGCCGGAAATGGAACGGCTTTACATTGACGGCAAGATTTTGCCCGGTGAACTGCAAGCTCTGGTCATGGTGAACAACTGCCTTGAAAGAGAATTTATCCATCGGCAGCTTGCGACAGGCCAGCCGCTTCACCTGAACATTTGAGAGAAGGCACGCCCATGATCGAGAAAGAATCCATTTTTAAGGCTTGGACAATCGACCTCCACGAGCGCTTCCCGCACTGGCCGTATAAGAAGCCAAAACCGGGCCATGAGGGCTTCCGCCTTCTGGACGGGCCCGCGCCTGACTTCCGCCGCATGACCGTGGAAGAATTTGAAACCCTGCCTGCTGGCGTATGGATGGACGTCAAAAAGGCCCTGCCACCCCTGGAACACCCGGTTTTGACCGTGGACGCCTACGGCAACTACCACACCCGCACAGAATACACCGACACCCCGGAGGTCCCGTTCTGCATCACCTACAACGACGGCCGTTTCTGGCCGCCGATTGCATGGAGCAAGTTCGAGCCGTTGAAACAAGGCGGTGATTGATGAATGAGCGATGAAAAGGAGGACCCACGCATGGATATGGGCAGAAACAGCGAACATTACAGCGACCCCACACCCGGCACGGCCTGGGAGAATATGCGCAGGGAGGAAAAGCGGCTGGATGCCGCCCGCCTTGTTGTGGTTTCGGCCCTGGTGCCGATTCTTCGCCAGACGGCCGAGCTTGCAGGCTTTGAAATCATCGGCCGCATACCGCTGCGCGACAAGGCGACCGGGAAGGAGTACAGATAAATGGAAGGCTTTGATTTTTTCGACCTGGCGGCAAAAGAGAGCCGCGAGCCTGAAACTCGGGAGCTGCCGCGCCGGATTCTTTTCCGCGGGAAGCTGAAAAGCGGCGCCTGGGCCAGCGGGAACCTGAACGTTGACAGCAAGGGAATCTGTATTATCCGCCCCGGCAAAAACGTTGTGGGCAAATACGGCCGCGTAAACCCTGAAACTGTGGGACAGGCTACCGGCATCCGGGACAAGCGCATCCAGGACATTTTCGAGGGCGATATTTTGAAGATTTGCCACAGAACGACCCAGCCCGTCGGTTTGGCCGTGGTGAGATACGACAAAAAGTGGGCTGCTTTCCGGGCCTTTTCGGTAGAACGCCCATGGTATTCTGTCCAGATCACAGGCCTGGACGAAGTTGTGGGCAACGTTTACGACAACCCGGACCTTGCCAAAGGAGGGCGTAAGCATGACGAAAGCAGAGCTTGAGACGCTTTCAGAACGCTGGCGAAATAAATCAGAAAGCGCCCTGGAGCGATACCAGGAGACCGGCACACAGAGATACTACCGGGAATACTGCAACGCCGAAGACCTGGCAGACGCATTGAAAATGGCCGCAGATGCCGCAGACGCCGCCGCCGATAACATACACACAAAGGCACAGCTTGCTAATTTTGCATATAAGGCTTGGTTGATAGAACACACAGAGGAAGCGGAGAAGGCCAAAAAGACAGAGGAACTTTTGACCGAGCTTATTTCCTATGGCGTCATGAAAGGAGTAATCCGCAATGATGAATAAAAGCGCCATCGACTGGTGCGATTTTTCATGGAACCCCGTCACCGGCTGCAATTTTGGCTGTGAATACTGCTATGCACAGCGCCAGGCCACCCGCTTTGCCGGAAACATCCGCATGAACATGACGAGCGAACAGCTTAAAACCGAAGCCGCCGGGCTTTACGTTCTGGAACAGCCCTTCAAGAACTACAACGGCGCCGTTCTTCCGTTCCCGGCGGGCTTTGCCCCGACCTTCCACAAGTACCGCCTGGGCGACCCGGCAAAGAAAAAGAAGCCCGCGAACATTTTTGTTTGCAGCATGGCGGACCTTTTCGGCGACTGGATTCCCGATGAATGGATCGAGGCGGTTTTTGAGGCCTGCAAGGCAGCGCCCCAGCACAATTACTTATTCCTGACCAAACGCCCCGGCCGTTACCAGACCCTTGCAGCAGCGGGAAAGCTGCCCGAGCTTCCGAACTTCTGGTACGGTAGCAGCATCACCGGCCCGGACAACTGGTTTTGGTGGAGCGAGTACCACCATACCTTCGTGAGCTATGAACCTATGCTTAAACCCCTGGGCATTGCCGACGAGGACGCCGCCGCAAAGGTTGACTGGATCATTGCAGGAGCCGAAACCGGCCACCGGGCAGGGAAGATCACCCCGGAAGAAGGCTGGCTGGATGAACTTGCGGCCGCAGCACGAAGGGCAGGCGTTCCGCTGTGGATCAAAGACAGCGAGGAGATCCGCGCCGTGATAGGCGGAGAACCCGCCCAGGCCTTGCCGGATGCGCTCAAACGCCCCAAAGACCGCCCCACGCCGCACTGTGCCGAGTGCGAGCATTGTATTAAGACCCATGAGGGCCAGAGAGGCACCCGGAAAGACTGCGCCATTGGATGGACGGCCGAGGGCTACGAGGACGGGGGCCCCCGCCACATCTCCACCAGAGGAAACCGCCAGTCCCCCGACTGGTGCCCGAGAAGAAAGGACGATGCAGAATGAACAGCCGTGAGAACATGGGCGCCCTGGGCACCCGTATTGCCAACATGGGCCAGACCCTTATGCAGACCGCAATCCGCACCGGCGTTGCCGCAGGCGTGAGCGCAGCGGCCGCACACATTGAGGAGGAACACCAGAAGGAGGCCAAGGAGCGCACAGACCGGCGCCTCCATAACACCCGGCTCCTGCTGAAAAACTACCGCCTTTTGAAGCGGCACACCGCGGGCGCCATCTACAACGCCAAGCAGGCAAAGGAGAAGGAAAGCGCCGCCAGCATCCTGGACGGCCTGGAAAGCTACACCCGGGACGACAGCCTCTATATTGAGAGCATCAAGCGCAGCCAGGAGCGCACCCTTATTATTCTGGCCCACATTGAGAAGATGTTGGACCTCTACCGCGTCTGGTGCCAGCAGAACGGCACAGAGGAGGACGTGAGGCGCTACGAGGTGGTCATGGAAACCTACATCCGGGAGCCCAAAAAAAGTGTACAGGAAATCGCGGGCACTTTTGGCATTGAGCGGCGCACCGTATACAAGGACATCAATGCAGCGATTCAGCCGCTTACCGCCTTGTTTTTCGGCATTGACGCCGTAAAGGCTGCCTAACGTGCGCCAGGGTGCACAAATTGGGCACTGACAGGGCACTTTGAAAGATATATAATACTAGCATGGAGGCTTGAGGATGAATGAAAAACCCTATAACGGCACCCCCCCCACGAGAGGTAACGCCTGACGGCTTCAAAGTATACTGTGCGTATGACGAGATCGTGGAGATCGACAGCCTGAAACCGAACCCCCGGAACCCTAACCGGCACCCGGAGGCACAAGTGAAGATGCTGGCCCGCATAATCGGGGAACAGGGGTGGCGAGCCCCCATCACCGTGAGCAGGCGCAGCGGCTACATTGTACGCGGCCACGCCCGGCGCCTTGCAGGCTACGAGGCGGGCAGCCAGTACGCCCCCATTGAGTGGCAGGACTACGACAACGACAGCGCCGAAATGGCGGACCTTGTCGCAGACAACCGAATCGCCGAGCTTGCTGTCCTGGACCAGGACGCCATAGCCGGGATTCTGGCCGAGCTCAAAGAGAACACCGACGACCTGGACCCGGAGCTGTCCGGCTTTACGACGGAGCAGATCGAGGACATGATCGCGGGCAGCCAGCCCGACAGGGAAGCCGAGGAGCAGGCCGCGCGCCTGACCCTGGGCGAAAGATTCCTTATTCCGCCCTTCACCGTCCTGGATTCCAGAGGCGGCGTATGGGCCGAGAGGAAGAAGGCTTGGAAGCGCCTCGGTATTCGTTCCGAAGTCGGCCGCGGTGCTGACGACGACAACACGAAGGCGGGCTTGACTTATAACATAAGCAGCCAGCCGCCGGGTGCCTATAAGGCCAAGAACGCCTATGAGGAGAAAATCGGGCAGAAAATAAGCTGGGAGGAGTTCGCAGAGCTTTTCCCGGATGCCATGGCGTACAGCGCCACTTCCATTTTTGACCCGGTCCTTTGTGAGCTGGCATACCGCTGGTTTTGCCCGCAGGGCGGCGCGATTATTGACCCCTTTGCAGGCGGCAGCGTCCGCGGCGTGGTGGCGGCCCTTACCGGCCGGAAATACACCGGCTGCGATTTAAGCAGCCGCCAGATTGAGGCCAACGTGAACAACTGGGAAGAAATCTCCCACATTAGCGTCCTGGACGATGCGCCCGAGGTGATACCGCCCACCTGGATAAACGGCGACAGTTCCCACATTGACGAGCTGGCGCCGGGAGAATATGACCTCTTTTTCACTTGTCCGCCCTACGCGGATCTTGAAGTGTACAGCGACAAGCTCGAGGACCTTTCAAACAAGGATTACCCCGAGTTCTTGCAGCTTTACCGCAATGTGATCCGCCGGGCAACCGCTATGCTGAAACCTAACAGCTTTGCCGTTATTGTGGTGAGCGACCTTCGGGACAAGAAGGGCTTTTACCGCAATTTCATTTCTGACACCATCGACGCCTTCCAGGACGTGGGCCTGATGCTTTACAACGAAGCGATTCTGGTAAACACGGCCGGAGGACTGGCAATCCGCGTGGGCAAGCAGTTTGAACACAGCCGGAAGATGGGAAAAGACCACCAGAACGTCCTTGTATTCTGCAACGGCGACCCTGCCCAAAGCGCAGCCTTCCGCACGGAAGACCCGCAGGAATACACAGAGGACATAAACGACTATCTGAAAGCCGGAGCGGGAAAACTTGGCGTGAACCACGAAAAAGTCCTGGTTTTCGCCAAGGGCGATCCGAAGAAGGCCGCGGAGATCATCGGAACGCCGGAAACCGCAGAGGAAGCCGACCAGTACGACAACACGGCCCTATTAAAAGAAATTCTCGGAGAAGATACCGGGGACGAATAACAGCGCAGGAGGCCCGGGAACAATCCCGGGCCTTACTTTTTGCCAGGAAGGAGGAAAGACCATGGCACACACAGGACAGCGGGACCCCTGGGAAAAGCTGCCCGGTGAAACAGCCCGGCAGTATGAGTGCTTTTGCGCCTACCGTGATATGCGGTATCTGGAGAAGCCGAAGAAACCCGGCGACGTTGTCCGGCCGGATTTTACCGTCCGCCGCAGTATTCGCGGACTAGCTGAACAGCTGGGAGTTACCCGCAAGAGCTTGGAGCCCATGAGCGCGAAGTTTGACTGGGTAGCGAGGGCGGAGGAGTACGACAACTATATTTTGGACTGCGTGGCGGCCAAGAACACGGCCAACATCGTGAAGATGCACGAGAAACACGCGGCCATTGCGGAACAGATGTTACGCAAAGCCACTCACCGCCTGTTGACCCTGGCGGACGAGGACGTGGACGCAAACGCCGTTGTTCGTATGGTTGATATTGGCGTAAAAGTGGAGCGGTTGAGCCGGGGAGAGCCCACGGAGAACCGCACCGTTACCCATGGCGGCGCCCTGGAAGTGGAGAGCACCCAGCGCGCAGACCTTTCCGACCTTTCTGACGAGGAATTGAGCCAGCTTGCCGGACTACTGGAAAAATCTAGCCCGGGTTGACCCAGCGGCGCTTCTCCGACAGGTCCGCCGGGAACAGGCGGAACGGAACCTCCCCGAGTTCATCCGCCAGGCCTGGCCCGTCATTGAGCCCGGCACGACGTTTATTGACAACTGGCATATAGACTGTATCGGTGAATATTTGGAAGCGGTGAACCGCGGCCAGATAACGCGCCTGATCGTAAATATGCCGCCCCGCCACATGAAGTCCCTGGAAATTACAGTGTGCTATCCGGCCTGGACGTGGGTAAAACACCCGGAACGGCGATTCATAAAGGTTAGCTATTCCGACAGTTTGAGCCGCAAGCACAATGTTTTGACCCGTGACATCATACAATCCCCATGGTATACGGCCAACTGGGGGGACCGATTCAGCCTAAAGGACGACGTGAACCGGCAAAACGAGTTTAAGAACACGCACCAAGGCTTGATGTTTTCAACCTCTGTCGGCGGCGCGCTGACCGGCGAAGGCGGCGACTGCATCATCCTGGACGACCCGCAGAACCCCTTACAAGCCAACAGCGAAACCGAGAGAGAAGCAACCATAGCCTTCTTCAAAAACACCCTGCAATCCCGTTTGAACGACCCGAAGACGGGCGTTTTTATTATTGTGATGCAGCGCCTTCACGAAAAGGACCTGACCGGCCATATTTTGGCCGAGGACCTGGGCTATACACACCTTTGCCTCCCGGCGGAGGCGCCGCAGCGCACAATAATCACCTTCCCGGTGAGCGGCCGCGAGGTGATCCGCGAGGAAGGCGACATCCTGAACCCGCAGCGTTTCGACAAAGAAACCCTGGCAAGCCTTAAAAAGTCCATGGGCTCCTTGCAGTACGCGGGCCAGTATGAACAGACCCCCGCCCCGGCGGACGGCCTGATTTTTAAGCGCGAATGGCTGCAAAACTTCTTCGACCCCAAAGCGGCACCCCACCAAAGTATGCTTATCCAGTCCTGGGATATGGCCTTCACCAAGAGCGAAGGCAGCGCCAAGGTGGCGGGCTACATTGTGGGCCGGAGCGGCGCAGACATTTACATTTGGGACCTGGTAAACGAAAAAATGACCTTTACCGAGAGCGTGGCGGCCGTGCGCACCCTGACGGGCAAATGGCCGAAGGCCAGGGCGAAGGTTATAGAGAACAAGGCCAACGGCCCCGCAATCGTTGACCTGTTGAAAAAGCAGATTCCTGGCATGGTGGAGTTCAACCCGAAGGGCAGCAAGCAAGAACGCGCCCTTTCCGTTACGCCCTACTTTGAAGCCGGGAATATTCATTTCCCGAAGCCGGAAACGGCGCCCTGGGTGCATGACACCATCCAGGATCTATTGATGTTCCCCAAGGGCGAATACAAGGACGATATAGACGCACTTGTGCAGGCTATTTTGTACTTGATGGACAAGCCCGCAAAGAGCCCGCCAAAGGCAGAAGCGTTGCTTTCCAAAGACAGCTATTGGCGGAGATAAACAGAAGGAGGAAAACGCGTGACAACCCGAAAAGGAGAAGTCGGCCGCATAGGCCAGAAACGCTATGGCGGCGTCTTCTACGAAGAATTTTTGCCGGAGCTGCGCGGCCGCCGCGGCATGGCAGCATATAGCGAAATGGCTGCAAATGACGACCTTGTGGGCGCCATTCTGTACGCAATAAAGATGCTGATCCGGCAAGTTGACTGGAACGTGGCCCCCGGCGGTGCTTCCGAGAAAGACCAGGAAGCCGCGGACTTCGTGCTGGAATGTATGGCCGATATGCAAGACACCTGGACGGACACGATCAGCGAAATTTTGTCCTTCCTGACTTTCGGCTGGTCTGCCCACGAGATCGTTTACAAGCGCCGGTGCGGCAGCAGCCGGGACCCGCGCCTGAACAGCAAGTACAACGACAACTTGGTCGGCTGGATGAAACTTCCCATCCGTTCCCAAGAGAGCCTTTACCAATGGGAGTATGACGAGAACGACAACCTTATCGCCATGACCCAGATGCCACCGCCGAATTTTGAGCTTATCACGATTCCGGCGGAAAAGCTGCTTTTCTTCCGCACGGAGAGCAGCAAGGGCAACCCGGAAGGCCGCAGCATCCTGCGCAACGCCTACCGTTCCTGGTATTTCAAACGGAGAATCCAGGAAATTGAAGGCATTGGCATTGAACGCGACCTTGCGGGCTTTCCTGTGCTTACCGCGCCGGAAGGCACGGACATTTGGGACCAGAACGACCCGGAAATGGTCGCAATCCTGAACAATGCCCAGGCCATCGTCCAGAACATCCGCCGGGACCACCTGGAAGGCCTGGTGCTTCCGTCCGGCTGGAAGCTGGAACTTTTAAGCAGCGGCGGCGACCGGCAGTTTGACACGAACAAGGTTATTGACCGCTACGACACCCGAATCGCCATGACAGTTATGGCGGATTTTGTTCTGCTGGGCCACCAGCAGACCGGCTCCTTTGCGTTGAGCGACAACAAAACGCATATTTTTTCTATGGCAATCGAAGCTTTCCTGGACGTGATCTGCGAGCAGTTCAACAACAAGGCGATTCCCGATCTTATGAAAATGAACGGTGAGCACTTCGCGGGTCTTACTGACTACCCGCACCTTACCCACGGCGACGTGGAGGACGTGGACCTGGACAAGCTGGGCAACTACTTGAAGAACGTCACGACCTCCGGCCTCCTGGTGCCCGACGAGGGCGTGGAAGACTACATCCGGGAAGCCGCCGGGCTGCCGAAGCGACTATGTGCCGATGCCGGGCGAGGACCGGGAGCCGGGCAAGGTGAGAACCACCCAGAAGCCGAAGAAAGACACCGGCGACAAGATGGGCGGCCTTGACGACGAGGAGCCGGAAGAAGACCCGGAGGCGGTAGAAAAGGCGAGAAAGGACCTGGGGAGGGACTAAAATGTTTAGTATTCGCAAGGCGCGGGCGCCGACGCCCCACGACTTCGTGGCAAAATCCAAGCCCAAGAAGTCGAAAGCAGGGAAAGACGCCCTTAAAAAGCTGAACGACTACCTGAACTCGGCTTCCAGTGAGCCGATGTACTTCCTTCACAACTTTTGGAAGGCCCAGAGCAACGCCATCACCTACAAAGAACTTCGTGAAGCCATTATGAACGGCTACCTTGATGAAGCGACCCTCCAAGCGTGGCAGCAAGATTACTCCCTCTTTGTGAAAAGCCACCTTGAACCCATCTGGCAGCAGGCAGCCAAAGCCGGAGCCGATGCCCTGGCGGCGTCGGCTTCCGGCGGATGGGTTTTTGACCCCATGAGCGACGCCATGACGGCCTGGATCAAAGACCACGGCGCCGAGTGGGTAACGAAAATAAACGATGAAACCCGGGATGCCATGCGCGCCATGATCGAGGCCAGCACAAAGGGCCAGTTCACGGTGGACGAGCTTTCCCGGGCAATCCGGCCGCTTATCGGCCTGACAGAGCCCCAGGCGGCCGCAAACCTGAAATATTACGCCAGCGTTAAGAAAAGCCTCCTTGACAACGGCGTGAAAGCGGATGCGGCCACCAAGAAGGCCAGGGAGCAGGCCTATAAGTACGCCGATAAACAGCTCCGGCAGAGAGCCTATACCATTGCCATCACCGAGAACGCCGCAGCGTACTGCGCCGGATATCGTGAGGGCGCGGCCCAAGCCCAGGCGCAAGGCTACCTTGGGAAGGGTGTGTATGTTTTTGCGACCGCCGACGATGAAGACGTCTGCCCGGTGTGCAGCGCCCTGAACGGCACCGAAACCGACGCCGAGGGAAGTTACCACATCGGCACAACAAAAATGGCCTTCAAGATGGGCCCACACCCGCCGGTGCATCCGCGCTGCCGGTGTGCCGAATACTTCGAGGAGAAGGAACCGCCCGTCTTTCTGCCCCAGCAGCCCGCACAGGACGTTATCCAGCCATGGCCGGGTAATTTGCCAGACCCGAGCGAAAGGGCAGAGGACGAAGGCCAGGCCTTTGTGGCGGGCAGCTTGAAAGTGCCGGATGGCATGACCTCAAACGGCCCCGTCCACCTGGGCAACACTGGCAAGATGTACGATTACACCGACGCCAACGGCTGGGAGTGGTATTTTAAGCCTGCCCAGAGCAAGGGCGGGCAGTATGAGCCGTTCCGGGCCTATGCGCAGGAGGCGGGCTACAAGGTGCAGTCCATCGTGGACCCGGACACGGCCGTCCCGGTGGGCGTTGGCACTATTGACGGAAAGTTTGGAGCTTTCCAGGAGAAGGTAAAGACCTCCGCCGGAGGAATCGACCTTGAAGCCTGGCAGCTTGGCGCGGCTTCCGACCTTCCGCCGGAGGTGACGGCGCAGATCCAGCGCGAGCACGTCACGGACTGGCTTCTGGGCAACTTCGATGCCCACGGCGAAAACTTCCTGACAGACCAGGAGGGCCGAATCGTTGGCATTGACAAAGAGCAGGCCTTCCGCTACATGGGCGACGCCAAAAGCCATGTAATGAGCTACACATACCACCCGAACAGCGCATACGGCGAAACGGAGCCGGTCTACAACACCCTTTTCCGCCGGTTTGCGGAGGAAGATATAGACCTGAGCCTCCAAGACACTTTGCCGTATATAAAGCGGGTTGAGAGCATCCCAGATAAAGAATACCGCAAGATCTTCCGCCCCTATGCCGAGGCCCTACACGGCCAAGGAAAAGAGGCGGAAAAGCTGCTGGACGAGATCGTGGAGCGCAAAAGCACCCTCCGCGAAACTTACCGCACGTTTTACGAAAGCCTTCTGACGGAACGCACCGGCACGAAGGCTTCTTTTGTTTGGGCGGACGAGGCCGCGGCCGTTGCGAAGCAGCCCCTTGCGGCCGTGCAGATCACCCCGCAGGCGGCTAAAGGCATGACCGTCCAAGACCTGAAACAGATTGCAAAGAGCCAGGGCGTTGCCTACTACAGCAAAATGAGCAAGGCCCAGCTGGTGCAGGCTGTGACGGACCCCGTGAAAGCCGCAGAGCTTTCCCAGGAGGTAAAGGCAAAGGCCGCCGCAAATGCAGCCGCCAGAAAGGCAAAAGCCCAGTACACAGCCCCGCAGGCAACAATCCCGAAGGGCGTTAAGGGTGCCGGAGAAATCTTCTCCGACCTGTCCAAGGTGCCCACCACACAGGAAGGAATCCCCATTGCTTCCGACCGCGGCAGCGTGGAGGGCCTTGTCCTTCGCGCCCGGCGGATGAACATTGACGGCGCCGAGGTCTACGAGGTGAGCGGAAAGCTGACGCAAGGGACCTGGGCGCGGGCGTTGAAAACAATCAAGCCCAGCAGTGCAACCGAAGCGCTGGAATTTGAGGAAGCCTCCAAGACGAGCGCCTTTTTCAGTTCCAGCGGTTTGAGCCTTGGAGTAAACACGAAGTGCAGGGCTGTCCACGATGGCGAAAAGACCTTGCAGATCTACACCCACGAGGGCGGCGAATATTACTCCTGGCAGGGCTTTTTTCGGGCCCGTGTTCCGGTGACGGCAGACGGCGGCTTTGATGCCCGGGAAATGAAAAAACTGTTGAAGACGGCAGGCCTTGACGACCTGACGGAAACGCCGACAGTGGAGGCCGAAAAACGCCTTATAAAGTCCCGCCTTGTCTGGCAGAACGCCCCTTCCCGCGCCACAGAGTATGAAAATCTGACCAGCGACGCCCTGGACAAGAAGCTGGACGAGATCCTAAAAGACCTGGGCATTGACCAGAAGCGGGTGGACGGCGTGGAGCTGCGCAAGGTATGCGACGGTTACGCCGTCTATTACGACCCGGCGCAGGCCAAAGCCTTAAAGGCTGCGGGTGCGGATTACGTTTGGTGCGGCGTTGGAAGCGCTGACAGCGTTGTTTCTATCATTCAGAGCGGAGGCCTTCGCAGCACAAACCGGCGCTGCCTTTCCGGCATCAGGCTGACCGGCGCAAGCCCAAGCCAGGATATGCGCACCGGCGGCGCAGATAATGTTTTCACCAGAATTGGAGTGAAGAATGTTCACGGGAAAGTGCGATATGATAAATCTTTCTGTGGCAGCGGCTATCGCCTTATTATTGACGAAGCGGAGCTGGGCCGCACAGACTGGTACGCATATACCGGGGACAACTTCGGAACGACCCAGCCGAGCACCTTCCACAGCCGCCAAGGCTCCGAGGAGTTCGTGAGAGGACAAAAAGAGGGTTATTACCAGTCCGGCAATGAAATCATGTTCCGCCAGGGCATCCCGGCCACGTCCATACAAAAGATTCGCTGCCCGGGCGAGCGTGAGCGCGGCAGGCTGCTGCAAGCGTTCCGCAATGCGGGAATAACGGAAGTGAACGGAGTGCCCATTGAGGATTTTGTGGAGGTTGGCGATCTGCTATGAATAGACGGCTTGTTTACACCATCAAGCGCCCGGGCGACAAGAAGCCCACCGGCCTTGCCCTGAACTGCCACCTTTGGCACGGGGCCTTCCGCTACTTCGACATGGAGCACGGCCACGAGATCCCAGGCAAGGTGACGGAGGACGGAGAGGACGCCTTCACGTTTACTTCGGAGGGCTACGCGCCCGGAGCCTGGCGGTTTGAAAAGCTGACCATTGAGCGCTTCCGGCGCGAAACATACAAAATCGTGGAAGGCGGCAACTACATTGCCCAGGTGATCCGCAGCACGGTGGACCTTCACGAATGGTATCGCAAGAGGTATGGCGAGGCCGCCGGGCTTTGCTATCCCCGCATAAATTCCGAATAGTTCATTCAAAATTCCGAATTGTTTACGCTTAAAATTCGGAATACGCTGAAATTTACGCTGATTTTTGCAAAAATCCTGCAAATTCAGCGAATAAGGAGAAAGCCATGGTTACTTTTAACGAAGCACTCACCGGCAAGAAGCCACCCGGCAAAGAGCCGAACGGCCGCATTGCTGGCACCTTCAAGATCCAGAAATCCGTTGACGAAAAGCGCCTGGCCTTTGGCTGGGCCAGCGTGGCAGCCACGGCCGCGGGCGATACCGTGACGGACTACTACGAGGACATCATCGAGCCCGACGAGCTGGAACAGGCTGCCTATAACTTTGTACAGTTCTACCGCGAGGGCGGCGAAATGCACGAGCGCGGCGGCTGTGCCGTCCTGGTGGAGAGCGTAATTTTCACCAAGGAAAAAATGGCCGCTATGGGCATCCCGGAGGGCGTTGTCCCGGAAGGCTGGTGGATCGGCTTTAAGGTGACGGACGACGAGGTTTGGGAGAAGGTCAAAGACGGCACCTATCCCATGTTTTCCATTGAGGGCGAGGCCGTCCGCGAGGAAGTGGACGACGAGGAGCCCGAGAACTAAATACCGATAAACCAAAGCCTCGGCACCCGCCGGGGCTTTGTTGTTTATAAAAAAATCTTCAAAGAAAGGAGGAAACGCAAATGGCCACCAAACTTAAAAACCTGAAAATCAAGAAAGTGGACTTCGTGGACAACGGCGCGAACCCTGGCGCGAGTATTGCTCTGTACAAGAGCAAGCCTGCGGAAGGGAAAACGCCTGCTGTGCAGCCCAAGGAGGACACCCCGCCCGAGGAATCTATTTTGAAGCGGATTGTTCACGCCATTGCCAAGAGTATCGGCGCCACCGATGCGCAGGCAGCTGCGGCCGTTGAGGAAGTTTCCAAGAACGCGGACGTCCCCACCTTTGGCGACGCTATGGCCCGCCGCCGGATGCGCCAGACCACGGAAGAAATCTGGGATTACTGTTACGCCCTGAATGACAGCCTGTGCGGCATTGTGGCAAATGCCGACATTACAGCCGAGGACAAAAAGGCCCTCATGGCCCAGAGCTGCGCAGAGTTCGCAGCGGCGACCGAAGCGGCAATCCCGAAATGGTCCGGCGGCATTCCCGTGAAGTTGGAAAAGGCAGCCCCCGCGCCTCTGACACCCGACAGAATCGAGAACGCCAAAGCAGCCCGCGCCCGTCTGGACGAGATGATCTCCAAGGCGGAGCCGAAGCCCACGACCGAAGATATACCGCCGGAGCCCCCGAAAGAGGGCACCGACCCGACGCCTCCCGCTGAACCGCAGCAGGAGGAAGAACCCGTGCAGAAAGGAGCATTTGACATGGAAATCGACAAGAGAAAGCTGTCCCCCGAGGAAGTGGCGCAGCTGGAAGCAATCGAGAAGAAGGCCGGTATTCCGGCCCAGGCAGCGCCCGCCACGCCCGCAGGCGTTGAGAAGTCCGCCCCTGCCACCCCCGCAGATAACACCGCGGGCGGCGAGGAGGATATTTACAAGGGCATCCATCCCGAAGTGGCAAAGGAGATCGCAGAGCTGCGCAAGTTCCGCCAGGATGCGGAGAACCGCGAGCTTCTGACCGTTGCCAAGAAGTACGAGCTTCTGGGCAAGAAGCCCGAGGAGCTTGTCCCCGTGCTGAAATCCCTGAAAGCCGCAGGCGGCACCGCCTACAACGACATGATCGGCGTCCTGGACGCAAACCTGGAAGCCGTGCAGAAGTCTGGCGCATTTTCCGAGATTGGCAAGCGCGGCGGCGACCACAGCCACGCCACGACCGGCGCAGACGACGCATGGAGCCAGATCGAGAAGCGGGCCGAGGAGATCCGCAAGTCTGCCCCCACTATGGACTATTACGAGGCCATCGACCAGGCTTGCCAGCAGAACCCCGAGCTTGTCCATGAGTACGAGAACGGCCGCTAAAGAGAGGAGGAAAAGAGTATGAGCATCATCGGTACTGCAACCAATTCCAGCCCGTACCTGGCTGCGCCTGCTGCTGCGGCCATTGAGAACGGCAAGAACCACTTCGTCACCCTGGGCGAGAACGGCGTTTCCCTGGCTACCGAGGGCGTCGCCTCTGTGGGCATCCTGCTGCCTGACACCGAGGACAAAGTGGCGGCAGGCGAGGGCGTGACCGTGCAGATCAAGGACCGCACCCTGGTCCAGGTTGGCGCGGCCGTTACTGCTGGCGACCCGCTGGCAAGCGACGCCAAAGGCTGCGCCGTGAAGGCCGAGGCGGAAAAGTTCATCGTGGGTTATGCCATGGAGAGCGCGACCGCCGCGGGCCAGATTATCCACATCCAGATCACCAAGAGCGGCTTTGTGCCGAAGGCGGGCTAAAGGAAGGAGAGATAAACAATGAGCAACACCAGAAACACCACCGCGGGCATTGCGGCCGAGATCGCCAAAGGCTGGCAGCCCAACAACTACCTGACCAATATGTCCATGGCTTACTTCCAGAAGCCGGAAGACTATGTGGCACACAGCATTTTCCCGGTCTGCCCGGTGCAGCTGTCCGCTTCCTACTACTACACGTTCAGCAAGGAAGATCTGGCCCGTGACAACGTACAGCCCAAGCCCGCCTTCGGCAAGGTTGACCCCGCTGTGATGGGCCAGGACGACAACACCTACAAGTGCCACGTTGACCAGATCATCCTTGGCATTGACCAGATCGCCGCCCTGAACTACCAGCGCAGCCGTGCCCCCGGCGTGAACGACCCCCGCCGCGCCAAGGTCCGCACCGCCACTGAACAGATGCTTCTCCACCAGGACATTCTTTTCGCAAAGAACTTTTTCCATGCTGGCGTCTGGGCAAACGAGCTGACCGGCACCACCAACGGCAGCGGCTCTAAGGAGTTCGTGAAGTTCAACGACACTTCTTTTGACCCCATCGGCTTCTTCGACGACCTGCGCACCGAGATCAAGCGCCAGGGCCGCCGTACCCCGAACCGCCTGGCGCTGGGCATCCAGGCTTACAACGCCCTGAAAAACAACCCCTTCGTCAAGGAGAGCGTGAAGTACACCGGCACCACCGCGAACCCCGCCATCGTTACGCCCAACGTGCTGGCGCAGCTTTTCGGCGTTGAGCAGGTGAAGGTCCTGGAATCTACCTACAACTCCGCAGGCCTGGGCCAGAAGGAGAGCATGGAGTTCATTTGCGACCCCAAGGCTGCACTTCTGTGCTACGCCACCCCGACCCCGCAGATCGACGAGCCTTCCGCAGGCTACATTTTCACCTGGGATATGCTGGGCAACGGCGCTTCTGTCGCCTTTGACCAGTACGAGGGTGAAAACGGCACCCATGCGGAGTTTATCGAAGGCCTGTGCGCTTCCGACATGAAGAAGACTTCTGACGACCTGGCAATCTTCCTGAAAGAGTGCGTCTAAGGAGGCTGCCATGAAGTACACCTGTCTGAAAATGGCGACCTTTGGCGGCGTGAAGTACCGCCCGGGCGACGTTGTGGAGGCTGAAATGATCCAGCCCGGCCGCGCAAGGGCAATGCAGGACATGGGCATTATTGCCGAGTGCCAGGAGCTCGAAGTGGGCAAAGTTGAAGCGCTGACCCTCCCCATCACTGCGGAGGGCGGCGTGGTAGAGCTTGACGCCACCCCGGACGCCGTTGTCCAGGCTGTGTGCATTTTGCAGCAGCGGGCCGAGGACGCCGTGGCGACCATTTCCGAGGTTGAGGACCAGAGCGTCCTTATCCTGGTGAACGCCTGCGACAGCCGCAAGAGCGTCAAGGCGGCCGCCAAGGAACGCGGCGTATTCCTGGAAGACGAGGCCGCAAAGGCCGCGCAGGAGGCTCCGGAGGGCGGCTCCGAGGGGGTGAGCTGATTGGCACAGCTCACATACACCTACGATGCGGGCAAAATCGCTGAACACGGCCTTGACCAGATGCGTTTCGAGCTGGGGGACACGATGGTGGAGGGCGGCGTGGAAACCTGTGCGTTGAGCGACCAGGAATATAAAGCCGTCATTGAAGCCTATCCCCACTGGAAGCGCGCAAAGCTGGCCTGCGTGGAAAGCATCCTGCGCCGCTTTTCCTATGAGGTGGACACCAAAGTCGGCGAGCTGAATCTTTCGTTGAGCGACCGCCTGGACTACTGGAAGAAGCTCTATTCTGACTTAAAGGCAGATGTGAACGCTTCCGCCCCGGTAGCAAACCCGGCAGCCATCGGCGGCCAGCATTATTTCTATGCTGGTATGATGGAAAACCACGGGACCGGCGGCAGAGGAGGCGGCGGCCATGTATTACCTTAGACCTGGGAACCTTTACAAGGACTTCGTGATCGAGCCGCTTATGGCGGAAAAGAGCACGACCGGGCGGGCAGCTACAAAGTACGACACGGAGAGCCGCCAGCTTCTCCGCGGCGTTCTTTCGGACGCTTCCCCGGAGGTAATCGAGAGATTCAGCCAGAACGCGCACCCGGTGACACACCAGATCGTGCAGCGCGGCAAGCCGAAGGCCAAAGACGGCGACCGACTTATTTTGGAAAACCGGGCGTACTACGTTGAAGGCGTGGACCCGCTGGGAAACCTGGGCCTTTATACGCTCTATTATGTTCAGCAGAGGGAGGACACGCACAATGGAAATTGATATTTCTGGTGCTGTCCAAGGCTTTGTGCAGGACATAGAAAAACAGGTGGCGAGCCGTGCCGAACGCGCCGCACACGTTATTCGGAAGCACGAACTTAGTGTGCTGTCGAACAACCCGAAGCGCAGCGGCAAGGTGTACCGCAAGCCTGCGAGCAACAAGACCTATACGGCATCCGCCCCCGGTGAGCCGCCCGCCCTTCGCACCGGCGACCTCCGCCGGAGCTTCCGGCCGCTTGCCAAAAGCGAAATCGTCCAGAGCGCCAAGCACTACACACCCGGCATCCGCACAGATGTGAAGTATGCGCCGTTCCTGGAAGATGGAACCAGCAAAATTTCCCCGCGCCCCTATGCGGAGGAGATCAAGCAGAAGGCCTTCCCCGAGGTGAAGGCTATTTTTGAAGAAAAATACACCTAAGAGGAGGGCGAGCCCATGGGCCTTATGAAAGAAACCACATCCGCGGCGATTGATACAACCGCCATCCACCCCGGCGACCTGATCCGCGCCAAGTATGCAGACTGGAACGAGGCAAAGAACGGCATTGTTACCGCCGTGACCGGCGGGGAAATCCGCTGCCTTTATTTTCCGGGTGTTCGGAACGTGTGCAACTACTTTCTGATCGCGGCAGACGAGGTCACGGAAGGGCTTTGGGAAGTTTCCTGGAGCTTCGACATGAAGACCATCCAGACCGAGGGAGAACAGCATGACGCTTGAAGAACTTATCTATAAGCGGATCGCAGAATCCGCCGCCGCTGAACAGCTGGCGTCCCACAACGGGGCACCGGCTGTTTTCTTTGGTCCGGCACCGACCGACACGGATCCGGGCTGGGCTGGGGCCGAACAGTACCCGCGTATTTCCTACGCCATCGACACGAGAGCGAACCCCGAGCGCCAGACCGCCGGGAATATTTACCTTGATGTTTGGTGCCTGGACAGTGGGACCGCGCCGGAGGCCGTAGAGCCCAGCATCCGGGCTGCCCTGTGCGACGTTATTATGGCGCCGCAGGAACAGCCCCCGTACAGCTTGGCATGGGTCACAAGTGAAACTTTCGAGGCCACGAAGCAGCTTGACAAGAGCGCCCGCGTTATTGGCGTGACTGTGACGTTTGACCTGTACGCGCTGCCGCAGCAGGAAACCACCGACCCGGACCCCATCCTGGCAATGAACGCTTTCACGAACAGGTGGAGCGACGCTGTGACCGTGATCGGGAGCGACCGCATGGGCGAGTATACCGAGCCGTCGGACGAGCACCCGGCAGCTTATTTCCGCCTTGCGAACTACCACCGGGCACAGGAAACCAACACCGTTATTTGGATGGAAGGCGTTCTGGTTGGCCACCTGATCGCGCCGACCTATGCAGGCCGCCAGCGCTGGCTCAAAGCCCTTGCGGACGAGCTTGCAACCCGCGGAGAAGTCGAAATGCTGGACACCTCCCCCATGTTCATACGCGGTTTGGAGGTGGACGGGAGCCTGGACCCGCTCACGGCCGGGCAGATGCGCCTTGCCATCCGCTGGGGAATTTTGAGGCGGCCGAAGTTCGCCCACAAGCTGAACCACATCAACACGAATTACAACTACAACCCGTAAAAGGAGGCTATTATGGCAGAAGCAAAAACCACGGCTGCCGCGCCCGCAGAGACGGCGGCCACCTATACCGCGGCCGAGCTTATCGCAGCAGCCCCGGAAAAGTTTGGCGTTTCGCCGGACGTTGCCACCGCTGCCCTGCGCATGGCTGGCAAGAAGACTGCCACCGTTGAGGAGGCAAGGACCATCATCACCGAGTTTGCAAACAGGGAGGTGAAATAATATGGCTGGCACTTATTCTGTGGGCGAAACCAAGACCCGCCCGGGCGTTTACCACCGACGTTATAGCGTTGGCGGCGGTGAACTGGCTGGCGCCCTGAACGGCGTCGGCATGGGCATCATTCGCGCCAACTGGGGCCCCCTGAACAAAGCCGTTGCCTTTGACCCGTCTACCAACGTGAACGCGGTATTTGGCAGCGGCAACACTGAGGACCTTATCACCGAAATGTTTTCCGGCGGTATTTCCAGCGGCTATTTTGTCCGCTGCGGCACCGGCGGCACCGCGCCCACCATTACCCTGAAAGACGATGCGAAGGCCGACGTTGTGACCATTACCGGCGCCTATGTTGGCGACCGGGCTTTTACTGTATCCATCCGCGACAGCCTGACCGGCGACGACCGCGAGTGCATCATTTACGAGGGCACGACCGAGTTTTTGAAGGTGACGTTTGCGGCCGACAAGAAGGAACCCGCGGGCCTGGCCGCTGCCATCAACGCGGCCACCAAGGACTTTATCGCCAAGGCAACCGCCGCAGGCTCCGGCGTTATGGCTACTGTTACCCAGTCGGCCATGACCAAGGGCACCCAGCCCACCACGAACGCCGCAAGTTACAGCGCGTCCCTGGACGCCTTCGACGCTGTGCGCGGCAATGTTATCTGTGTGGACACTGACGACGCGGCCGTCCATGCCCTGGTGCAGGCTTACATCACCCGCACCTTTACTGGCGGCGGCTACCTGATGGGCTGCGTTGCCGAGAATAAGAGTGTTGAGTTCGACACCCGCACGACCCACGCCGCAGCCTTCAATGACGAGAAGATGCACTATTGCGTCAACGGTGCCCTGAACGCCACCGGCGACGACTACAACGGCTACAAGCTGGCCGCCCGCATTGGCGGCATGATCGCTTCCGTGGCCTCCAACGTGGCCTTGACCCACACCGTGGTGAAGGGCTTTGTGGATCTGGACGAAGGCCTGACCAACAGCCAGATCGAGAAGGCGCTGAAGCGTGGCTGCATCGTGCTGACCAAGAACGCTTCCGGTCAGGTGCAGATCGAGCAGGGTATTAACACCCTGGTGAGCCCGGACGGCGACATGGATGCAGGCTGGAAGAAGATTCGCCGCACCAAGGAGCGCTTCGAGCTTATGCAGCGCATCGATGACAGCCTGGACCCCATTGTGGGCAAACTGGACAACGACAGCGACGGCCGCGCCACCGTTATTGCCATGGGCAAGGCGATTATTGCCGCCATGGTGGGCGAAAAGAAGCTGACTTCCGGCGATATGTACGAGGATGAAAGCAACCCGCCGCAGGGCGATTCTGCATGGTTTATCCTTGACATTGTGGACAAGGACAGCCTGGAACACGTCTATCTGGCGTATAAGTTCCGTTTCGCCACCGAAGTGAGCGAGTAAAGGAGGGAATGAGCTATGTATAATCAGTCCGGCCCGGCCGACAGCCGCAAGGTTTTGAGCGGTAAGGACGCAGTCCTTTTCAATGGCGAAGGCGTTATGCTTGCCACTGTTGAGAGCTTCCAGGTCCAGGTGAATGTTTCCAATTCTGATTACCAGCCTTTGGGCGACGCGCAGCAGCACGCCACCATGACCGGTTACAAGGTGACGCTGACCTTCTCCCAAATCACCATTGAGGACGATGCCTTTATTGAGGATATGTTCGCCATGATGCACAGCGGCCAGCAGCCTAACTGGAACCTCCAGGGCGTTGTTTACGGTCGCAACGGCAGCGAGCAGCGCATGAACTACCGCGGCTGTGTGCCCGATGGCAACATTGACCTCCAGGGCGCTTCTGTGGGCGATATTATTAAGCGCGCATGGAACATGGTGGTCAACGACCCGCCGGAGCTCCAGAAGCTCCTGGCCGCATAAGAGAGGCCACAAAAACGAAGAACAGATACAGGGGGAGATGCCTTGCGAGGGCGCCTCCCTTCTATTTCATTCGCATGAACGAACAAGACCGTTATGGAGGACAAATATATGAGCATCAAAGCTACTGTGAACCCTGCTGCTGAAACCACCGAGACCACCGAGACCACCAAAGAAGAGCAGATTGCGGACGCCCGCGAGAATGAAACCGCCCTGCTGGACGGCCTTCTGGCTGCTGCGGACTTCAAGACTTCGGAAGAGTGCATCAAAAACGTGGTGATCTCCCGCAACGGAAAGGACCTGTTCAGCTTCCACATTCACCCGTTGAGTGAGGAGGACTACAACAGCTGCCGCAAGAAGTTTACCAAGTTCGTTAAGAGCAAAGTCCAGGGCGGCATCCGTGTGCCGGAGGAAGTGAACGCTGTGAACTACCGCGCAGAGCTGATTTTCCGGGCTACCACCCCGGAGGACCAGGTAAAGGTCTGGTGCAACAAGGCTCTGTGGAAGAAGCTGGATCTTGTGACCGGCTACGAGGCCGTGAACGCGCTTCTGATGGCAGGCGAGAAAGAGGCCGTTCTTTCCCTTATCGATCAGATCAGCGGCTATGAGCTTTCCGAGGAGGACGTGGCAAAAAACTAATCCTCGCCGGAGGGCGCGCAACGCTTTTGCACCAGATCTTCCAGCGCACCGGCGTAATGCCGGGCAAGGTCTGGAACGCCCCACATGGTGAAAGAGCGTTTTGTTTGGCCTCCATGATGGTGCAGCTCGAACAAGAGCAGAAGGCCGGAGAGGAGGGAACAAATGGCCTCTGAAACTTTTAGAATTGCCATTGACGCGACCGTCAACGACAATACCGGCCCCGGCGTACAGTCCGCCCAGAAGCGCCTTTCTGGATTCGACAAGAGCATCGAGCACACCAAAGACCGGCTGGACCGGCTGACAAGCACGGGATTCCACATTGACCTGGATGCCGTAGACCGGGCAACCGCTACGATCCAGAACGTGGAAACGAAGGTGCACGGTTTCGTCGGTAAAGCCTGGAATTTTACGGTTGGCATCATTGACAAGGCGACGGCGCCTTTGCAGGGCATTATAAACCTTGTGAAAAACCCCGTCTTGCAGGCCGGTGCCATTTTCGGCGTTTCTGTGAGCCTGGCCGACACGGTGAGTACATACGGAGCCTTTGAGGAATCCATGTCGAACGTGAAGGCCATTTCCGGCGCTACGGCCGAGGAGTTCGACAAGTTGACCGCCAAAGCCAAGGAGGAAGGCGCAACCACGAAATTCACGGCCAAGGATTCGGCGGACGCCTTCGGTTATATGGCTATGGCCGGGTGGAAGACCGAAGATATGCTGCAAGGCATTGACGGTATTATGAGCCTGGCCGCAGCTTCAAACGAGGACCTGGCGACCACTTCCGACATTGTGACCGATGCTTTGACGGCCTTTGGGCTGAAAGCGTCCGATTCCGGGCACTTCGCCGACGTGCTGGCGCAGGCCAGCGCGAACGCGAACACGAACGTCGGCATGATGGGCGAATCGTTCAAGTACGTTGCCCCTGTGGCAGGCGCCTTGAAGTATTCCGTGGAAGACGTTTCCCTGGCCCTGGGCCTCATGGCAAACGCCAGCGTCAAGGGCTCCATGGCAGGCACCAGCCTGAAAACCTCCCTTGCGAACATGGCAGCGCCCACCGACAAAATGGAAGCCGCCATGGACAAGTACGGCATCAGCCTGACCAAGCGCAACGGCGAAATGAAGACCATGCACGAGGTTTTGGACAACTTGCGCAGCAGCCTGGGCGGCCTTTCCGAAACCGAACAGACCGCGGCCGCAAGTACCATCTTCGGCAAGGAAGCCATGGCCGGTATGCTGGCGATCATCAACGCATCCGAAGACGATTACAACAAACTGACCGCGGCCGTGAACAACGCCGACGGTGCATCCCAGCAGATGGCAGACACGATGCTGGACAACATGAACGGCAGCTTTACGCTGCTGCAATCGGCGGTTGACGGCGCAAAAATCGCCCTTGGCGAGCGCCTTTCTCCGTACCTTCGGGAGTTCGCAACGTGGATCACCAACAAAATGCCGCTGGTAGAGGATGCAATCGGCGACGTGATGGACCATGTGGACGCAAAGGTCGAGGATCTGCGCCACACCATTGCAGAGTTTACCGCCAGCGACGAGTGGGCAAGCGCCGACATTTGGGGCAAGCTTGGCATTGCCTGGGATAAGATCGTGGCGGAGCCGTTCGACGAGTGGTGGAACGGCAGGGG